CAAATCAGGATTCTCAGGGCAGACAATCAAATCAGGATTCTCAGGGCAGACAATCAAATCAGGATTCTCAGGGCAGACAATCAAATCAGGATTCTCAGGGCAGACAATCAAATCAGGATTCTCAAGGCAGACAATCAAATCAGGATTCTCAGGGCAGACAATCAAATCAGGATTCTCAGGGCAGACAGGAAAATCAGGATTCTCAAGCTCATCATGTAAATCATGGTGCCTAAGATAATTAAATTTTATTTATAAAAGTTTGTATAAATATTCTAATTAGATTCAAATTATAATATTCTATAAATTGAGAAATAATAAATATCTAATATATATGTCTGTAAAAATAAAGCAAAATTTAATAAATTTATTTAATATAAAAAAATATCTAACAAGCATATCATCTTACTCATCAGCATCTTATCGACCAGTTTATGTTAAAAAACCGGATATTCCATCTAATCAATTTATCTCAGCTGCAATGACAAATCCAAGAGCATTGCAACCATTAGAGATATGCAGAATATATTCTTGTATACAATCAAATCACCTCAACCTACTAGTAGAAGATCGATTATCGCTATAGTTGATGCATACAGATATAATTCTGGATATTATGCATGGAATGATTTAGTTACATTTTGTAATCATTATAATCTACCTTATCCATCATTATATGGTAATTTATCAACTGGTTCGCCAACTTTTATTACAAACACCACTGCTGTCTCCGCAATAGCATCACAATCGCAACCAACATTTTTTGAGTGGGTTCCATCTACTACATCTCTACCACCATATGATACAACCAGAACCGGATGGACACCAGAGATGGCTTTGGATGTTCAGATGGCTTGGGGAACAGCTATTGGTTCTCAGAGTGGTAGTGGAGTGGCTACAGTTGGACCACATATTATATTAGTTCATGCAAATTCAGCATCAAATTCAGATATACTTACAGCCATACAGGGAGCGGTGGCTTGTGGTGCTGATGTAGTATCGATGAGTTTTGGTTCATATCAATTTATTACATCATTTGAACAAACCTTTCGTAAAGCAAATGTTACATTTGTTGCAAGTTCTGGTGATACGATAGGTAGACCCTGTCATCCATCCACATCATCAAATGTTGTTGGAATTGGTGGAACAACACTTCTTGTTAGTGGAAATTTATCATCAATACAAAGGGTATCAGAAACACTTTGGAATAATAGTTCTGGTGGTTCTGGATATGGACAGATGAGTGTCAGTTCCGCATACATCCAACCAGCTTATCAGAGACAAAATTATATAGGAATTAGTTCTAAAAGTAAAAATACACCTGATATATCATTTGTTGGTGATCCATATACTGGTATGCAAATATGTATCAATCAAGTGATTGGTTCATCCACACAATATGGTGGAACAAGTATGAGTGCTCCAGGATTTGCTGCCATAATATCAAATGCAAATCAAATAAGATTTAATGCTGGACGTAATGCACTAACTACATTAAATGTATTAGAAGCATTGTATAGTTATAGTGCGTCAAATAATACAATTGGAACTGGTAAAAATTATATTGCAGGTTCTCAGAATAATTCATATGTGTTTGATTTGGTAGTCACGGATACAATTGTTAAGTATTCACCTCTTAGTGGTATGGGTGTAAGTAGTGGAAATACATCAAACCTTACAGAAAGATTATCTTCAGCTTTGGTTCAAGCATAATCAAAATATAAATAAAATTATTGTAAGAGTTTCTCAATCTCAATCTCATTCGATGCAACTATAATATAATCAGTATCATCAGTATCATCAGTATTATCAGTATCATCAGTATCATCAGTATCATCAGTATCATCAGTATTATCAGTATCATCAGTATCATCAGTATCATCAGTATCATCAGTATCATCAGTATTATCAGTATCATCAGTATCATCAGTATCATCAGTATAATCAATATCATCAATATATTTATTCCAATCAGAATAAGCTAATAGGAAATCATACAAATATGCATATTTACCAATATCAAACACAATATTTTTAAATATTACCATACTACTAATATCTTTATTAGGTTTAATAAATACTCCATATTTCATCACTTTATCATCCATACTAATATGACTAGCTTTGATATATTTGAGTTTTTGAGCAACAGTACATTGATTTCTGATACTCAGACACTGATCCGCACACATACTGATATAATCTGTTTGACATTTTTTTGAACGCCATATAACATAATTAGCAATCTCATAAATATCAGTATGTTCAAAAAATATAACTGATGCTTCAAACATACCAGTATTAGCTCGTTTGCTTAAAAATTTAAATGTATTAATAGTAGAATATTTTGAATAATCATCAGTAACAAAACTATTATTATTAAAATAATTTGAAGCATATAATTCATCATACAGATATCTTTCAAACCAAACATTTGCACATGAGGCAATGATGGATTGAATTTTATTAATATTTCCACAAAAAATATGTTTTGTATAATCTTGACTATTAAAAATCAAAATGATTTCATCCGAACAAGTGTATGCGGTGGATGCATGAAATTCACGCATCAAACTATTAGCAGTAAGAATAAATGCCCGTTTGACTTCAGGCGAGTAAGGTAATTCATATTGTTCTAAAGCAAATTCTTTGAATTTTTTTGTAAATTTTCTAAACTTTTTTCCACTTATTCTTACAATAAATGGACATCCAGATGGAACGTTTTGATACTTTTGAGATTCTTTGTGATAGTAATTCATTCTTTCATCAAGACCATACGGAACACTGAATTGTTTAAAAATATTTTTTATCAATATATATAATCCATATGTAGAAGTTATTAGAAATAACTCATAATATATAGATTTGCTCATATATTGATTCAAACCTATATAAATTGTTACAAGATAAACACTGAATGTAAATTTCAACAGATTACTAATAATACTAAACATATTTGAGTTATTCATTTTATGATATTAATACTTATTATTAGTTCAATAATTTATTAAATCAATTTTTATTGTAGTAAAAAAATTGATTTTATTAGTAATTTTTGTATATATGTATATAGAGACCATTACCAATGAATCACTATAATCCAGAATTACTATTAGAAAGAATGTATGAGAAAATTTCTCATCATAGTATCCAATTCAAAAACACATTATCAAAACCTCAAATAGTCAGAGCAAATACAAAAATAATTATTAAGAATTTTAAAAATGTATGCGACTCTGTTAGTCGTGATGTTGAACATGTAAAAGAATTTATATCAAGTCAACTTAATATTAACACATCACTTGGCTTACAACAAGAATTAATTATCCCCAAACCATACCCTCCTATTCAAATAATGGGATGTATTGAGAAGTATATTAAAATTTTTGTTCAATGCCCTGAACCATGTTCATCTTTAAAAACTAGTTTGATAAAAAGTGGAAAAATCTTTTATATGATTTGTGATAAATGTAAATCCAAACGATCTGTTGTTGATTGTGATAAAATAAATTTTTAATTTATATAATTTTTTATTTTTGGTGCGTTCAAATATATCAAAATACCAACTAATAATTTATGCGTCCCATAATATTAAAAAATATTATATCAATCTATAATATATAAAATGGACGGTTCCGAAGAGTTTCAATCGACTAATTTTCTAGATAAGATGCTATCTGGTGGTGCTAAGCGACGTGGTTCCAAGAAGGGTTCTAAGAAGGCTTCCAAGAAGGCTTCTAAGAAAGCTTCCAAGAAGGGATCCAAAAAGATGAGCCGTGAAATGGACGGTGGTGCTAAAAAGCGAGGACGCAAGAGTGGAGCCAAGAAAGCTTCCAAGAAGGGTTCTAAGAAATAAATAAATAATTTTTTTAGTTTATTGTTAGCGATAACTTAATTATTGCTAATTATATTATAAATAACTTTATCCAAATCGTTTAATCCAAACATCATATCTGAAGATATTTTTTTATACAATTGATTATTGACTCTAAACATATTTCCTTCAATAATTTTATTATTTTTCATATATTTTACAAATTCTTGTCTGATATCTACAAACGAATATGTGTTATTTTTTTTAAGTTCAAATATCTTAATTAAATGTTCGTTCAAACAAATAGATTTTCTATAATCATAATCAGAAGGAATTTGAATAAGATTTGGAGATTCATCAATCATCTGTTTGCTGATAGGATTTTTTTTTGTTTTTTTGTTTATTTTGATTGGTTGAGAATCGAGTGTTGGGAGAGATTCTGGTGTTTGGATAGATTCTGGTGTTTGGATAGATTCTGGTGTTTGGATAGATTCTGGTGTTTGGATAGATTCTGGTGTTTGGATAGATTCTGGTGTTTGGATAGATTCTGGTGTTTGGATAGATTCAGATGTTGGGATAGATTCTGGTGTTTGGATAGATTCATATGTTGCAGAGTTGGTAGGATTTGTAGATTTAATTTTTTTATACAAATTCTCATCTGTTGATTTTATAAAATTATCTATCAGATATTCTAGCTGTGAGCATCGGGTGATACCAATAGTTCCATACAAACATTCTATATCTGGTATGATATTATAATTATTAACAAATAATTTTATAACATGAATATTATTCTTAATCATACAAGCATTTTGCAAACACTTCATATTTGGAATCACACCAGAATCAATAATTCTTCTTATCATTGTAATATTTCCTGCTTTTTTGCATTCATTTTCTAAACATTTTATTGTTGGTTTAGCTACAGTAAATGATATTGGATAATATCCAATCTCCGAACATAATTCAACAAATTTATTATCTATATTTATTCCTAATTTTTCAATATTATTTATTTTAATTTTATTTCTTGTTACCAATATCAAATCATCATATGTTAATTTATAACCGGCTTTTATAAATACATCAATTATTTTAGATATATCTGAATTAATATAAATAGAACCATCAAATAATAGATTGAGATGTTTTTTTTCTGGTTTGAATTTATTATCAAAAATAAATTCAATTATTTGTAAATTACGTATCGCACAAGCTTGTTCGAGACATTTTTCATCCAACACACAACCTGACAATAGTAAATTTTTAGTTAGACTCAAACTTCCACCTTTGATTACATCATACAAACATTCTTGAGGAAGTATTATTTTTTTATCTATTATATTTAAAACAAATTTATCTATATTTCTCACACAAGCTAATCTTATAATATTATCGGATACAGCAAATGAATCCGCATATGTGTTGATAAAATCTTTTAAAAATGAATGATTATTTGAATACATAGGCTTATCTGGAACACTATTAAATATAATAGCTGTGTGTGTTTCATCAAATTTTTTACCTGCCTTAATGTATGTTTCTAATAGTCCAATAGCATATTTATGTTTAACATTAGTTAATAATTTTATAATCACATCTGTATCCATATTTCTGTCAAATTCCTTGAAAAAATTTGTATAGCACAGCAATAAATTAGGATCTGTTAGAAAATAACATGCATTAAAATAATTTGTAATTATAATTTGATTAAATCCTTCAAAAAATGATGTATAAACAAGTTCGCTGACTCTGATACCTTGTTTGACTAGCTCATTTATTCGTGGAGCAATTTTTTGATATATTGCATATGATTTACTGGATTGTTTAAGCACATCATATATAATTGATAGTTGCTGTTCCGAATTCATATTATATTATTATATTGTATATATATTGTATTCTTTGTATATACAATTCAATTTTTGATTTAATTATATTAAAAAAATTGAATTTTTAAAATAATTGAATAATTTATTGATAAAACTCTATAGTACTAGCTTTCAAAACATTCTTTTCGCACAAACTTGATTTAATTTTTCTCAATGAGTTCTCGTACTACCTTATTCATCAGCATCAGTACTGACTCCGATTCTCGTTCCAGATCTCAAGAACGCCATCGATCGCGCTCTAGGAATCCACCTCGGCGTCAATCCCGTTCTCGTTCCCGACCTCAACAACGCCGTCAATCCCGTTCTCGTTCCCGATCTCAAGAACGCCATCGATCGCGCTCTAGGAATCCACCTCGGCGTCAATCCCGACCTCAACAACGCCGTCAATCCCGTTCTCGTTCCCGATCTCAAGAACGCCATCGATCGCGCTCTCGTTCCCGACCTCAACAACGCCGTCAATCCCGTTCTCGTTCCCGACCTCAACAACGCCGTCGATCGCGCTCTAGGAGTCCGCCTCTTCGACGTGTTATACGATATCAGATGCAACCGCGTTCTAATGCACCATTTGTCACGACATCTAGACAAGAAGACCAAAGGCCCCTTGGAGTTAGCCCAGGCAACTTTGCGTACACTCAGCAGGACTTGGAAAGTAAGCTCAGACAGAAAGGCAACGGCGCTACAACTGTTGTTGTTGATGTTGCCAACTTGTTTGATGGTGAGCATATAACTACGCAAAGTTTTCTGAAGCTTGCTAACAAGCTTCTCAATGCTTTTGGAACGTTGAGTAACGAGGACTTGTGTGTTCTCGTATTCCGTAATTTTCTCCATGGTTATTTGCAAGACAACGGAGTCCTTCTCGGGCTGATTGAACAAGTCTTTTCGAGTCTTAGTTATTCGCAAAGGGATCGTTTGACTTGTCTCTCAGCATCCTCAGAACATGTTAGGAATTGTGATGATGTGCTCTGTCTGGTAACGATGGCCAATTTGTCCACCTATCAGGAGCCTGCTATCCTGTATAGCAATGACAGGATGAAAAAGGAGGAAGATTATGGGGCAGCCAGGGAAAATGTTACACGCGAGGGAATTTTGCCGAAAATTGCAGTAGATAGCGTTGCATGTCACGGGAACACGTTAGTTATTACTCATAACACTCCTGGCTTCGTTTTACCGGAATTTGGCAACTGGTTGGACTGAAGAAAGAAAGTATGGCTTTTAAGCCTACTCTTCTATATCTCAAAAACTTGTGAGATTTTTTTTATTTTTGTGTATTTTTGTGTATTTTTAATAAAAAATTTTTACCGAGTCTCCTTCATTCCGACAAGATGGGCAACAAATTGTTTTTGCAGCACATCCTACACATCCCATATGCGTCAAACAACCAAACATTATTTTTTTTATCGCAATAAGGCAAATCTCGCATTTCTCTGACTCCTCCACCGCTACCTCATTTTTTGTTTGTATAAATTTACTTACTCTATGGATTCGTTCTGGATGTAAGTTAGATGGTAACGAATAATAATCAAATTCGTGATTGCTCTCAATCTCTTTCCACACATTATTAGACAATAATATATACCATGACCATGGTTGATATAATATAATGTTCTCCAAATCTCTTAATTTAAGATTGCATTTTGCATATTTGGAACCCAATAAATATTGAAATGATTGCGGTTGATACAAAAATACTAATTCGGCAAAATTATATTCATTTGACCCTATAATAATTTTAAAATCTGTTATGTATTTTTTATAGCAATCAGTCGAGTTAATCATTTTTTTGAATATCTGAGGATTTGAAATAGCCGCTAACTCTAATAATCTCAGATTAACATTAATTGTGCAATCAGATATCCAATCATACACCATATATGCTTGAAAGATATTTGTTAAACAAGTATGTGATATTTTATCAAATATTTCAGGATAATATATAATACTGTATGAGGATGCACAACCAGTTGTTTGAATAATATCAACTATATTATCAGAATCTGATATATTATAAGCTTCTATTAGTATATGAGCTGCAGCATGATTGTATCTTATTGCCCACATCAATAATGACTCCGCATAATAATTGGTGTAGTTTAATTCATCACTAGTATAATATCCAATAATATATTGAATTATATGTGGAGCATATCTGGTAGCATAAAATATAAGATTATTTCCTTCATAATCCTTATCATTTAACATTTTATTTCTAATTTCATCAGATAGACTATTCAGAAAATCTATTAATTGCAAACCCTCAACCTCTGAATATCTAGAACTTACACACAATACCAACATTAATATATTTCTTTCTAGTTTATCTATAAAAAATTTTATATTATCGGGTAAATCTCTAATATAATTCCAAATATTTTGCTGATTATAAATCATTTGATTTTCAATCATATTATTAAAAATAATACTACTTAGCTTACTATTCTGAGAATCAGAAAATAAATTATTTATTTGTTTGGATTCTAACAAATATTTGATAAATGGTTCTCGTAATAATCCAATAATCTTATACTGACCTCTTTTATTTAAAGCATCTGCTGAGCCCATATTAGCCACAAAATCAATTATATTTTGAGTATTTAGCTTTTCTGGTGGAATCCAACCAATCATCCAATCATTATTATGATTTTCTAAACAAATATATGATTTGTTATTATCTGCTCCTATAAAATTATTATAAATCTTTTGAGAATGCTTAATATTTTGCATAATAAAATTATTATATTTTTGTATGATGGGTGAATTAATAAATTTTATTGATTCTAATACTTTTTCAGATAATTGTAAATTATTAATCCAACTAACTCTATTTAACAAAATATCTTGATTTTCTTCTGTTAAATTTAATGTAGCTAATTTTACAAGATTATCATCTGTCAATATATTTATTTTTTCTTTCAGACTATTTGTTTGTATAAGTATATGAGGAATATGATTAATAATTTTGTCTAAATTTTTAATAATAATATTATTTGCCTCACAGCCCAACACATACTCAATAATATCTGAATCATATATATTTGTCCGAATAAGACTATTAATAATATAAGATGTTACAATCTCATACATCTTATGATGATTTGCTAATCTGATAACTGTATGATAATCTTTTTCTTCTAAATTATACACTACAATATTAATAAAATCAACAGCTATATGTGTTTTAAAACACTCAATCAAACTGATTCTATTCAGACTACTAATAATCGTAGAAGCAAATCGGATATCAAATACTATGCGTTGAAAAATATTGCTAGAATTTTTGATAACATATGTAATATCAGATATCTGATATGTAGTAATGAATGAGTATAAGATATTTTTGTATCCAGATATGATTTCAATAAAATATTTATCACCTACTTTGATTACAAAATCAGATGCATTGATAAACTGTTCTTTTATCAAATAATTAATATTTTTAATTATATTAGTATGGTCTGTATTTTTTTTTCTTAATTCAAGTATATGAATAATATCAGGCACAATATGTGAGATAAATTTAGTTATTATATTTCTAAAATAATTATTGTTTTCAACTATCTTTTGAAATTTTAAATTTTGTAAAAGGTCACATACTATATGATTTGTAAGCAAACTACTATCAGTAAGATTTTCTATTATATAATTAATTATATGAATATCATTTGATTTAATCAACATACATATAATTTTCTCATAGTATTCATCACATATTTGTGGAATAATATATTTATTTTGAAGCAAAGTTGTAATATATTGCATAGCTGTATAGGGGGCGACTAATATGTTTGAATTAGATATTGCGGTATCAATAATAAATTTTATAGTTTTAGATTCTTGTCTAATATTTTGAATCATCCAACAATATATATCAAATCTATCGGACATAAAACATGTAATAGTAATATCAGAATTAAATATATTTGGATTAAAATTTGGTAGCTTTACAAATTGTTCAAAAAAATCTATATTAATTTTACCTTTTTTTATAAGTTCTATCAAATCATTAATAAAATTTGTTTGCTCCAAATGACTAATAGTTGTATCCAAATAGTTTGATTGAATTAATTTGGAAAACACAATTGTATTTTTTGAAAGTCTTATCATATTAGTTATAAAATCATTAGTTGATTCTCCAAACATAATCTGATGAGATATTGGACGACAACCAATCATCATACTAGTATGATTAGCACAAATACTTCCTAATGATTGTATCCAATATTTTTTGGTACATATTGTATCTAATAATATAGTATTGTTTTTCTGATACAAATATTCTAAATCAATTATTTTGATATATTCATCATTAATAGTATCTGGTAAGCTAATCTCAGTTAATTTGAATATAATATCGGAAAGCTGACTAATAAATATTTTATAATTAACATTTGATTCAAAAAAAGTAAGAAATATATTATGATAATTTTTTCTCAAATACGCATACATCACTATATCTGGATTAGTTTTAATACTATCAGGAATATCTATTGAATTAATTATTTTAAACAATAATTTATCTCCAATTCTTATTACATATTGGCTCATATTTGATGTAAATATATATTTTTTAGTTTGTGCTAAAAATTTTATCAAATATTCAGATGACTCATAAAATAAATTATCAATCATATAATTTATAAGATTTTCACATTTATTATCAGATATATATTTAATATCATCTAATACTTCTAATCTAAATGGAAGCAAAAATGGATAAATTTTAATTGTATCATATATTGCTTGCTTCAACTCACTATTTTTAGTTATTGTGATAATTTTTTCTAAACAATTTCCAAATGCCAATAGTGCTATAAGTGGAATATCATTATAATAATTATGCAAATACATATTTGTATTCAATATATCAAACCAACAAATATTATGTTTTTCTGTTATAAAAAAATCTTCTACTAATCCTTCTAAATCTGAAAAAAAAGTTTTATTAAATGATTGGTCTGAATTATTATATAATTTTGCATTCATAATATATGGTAGCACTTGTGCTAAAAATTTATCCGATATAGTATTATTTTTTCTCAAAAGTTCAAATACATTTATTATATTTTGATTACATATGGGTCGAAGTGATAAATTATTTGAATAAAATAAATCATTTTTGTCAATTAAACCAAATCTAAATAGAGATGGAATATTATCTACTCTGAATACTGAGTATTGAACTGGATAAAATCCTTTATTGTTTGGCTTACCTTTTAATACAAATAATTTTAAAAATTTAATATATATTTCTTCAATTTCAATCACATAATCATTAATACGATATAATGATATATAATTAATTAAAAAATGCAATATATTTGAACCACATTCATCCCTACATTCTACTATTAAATCATATATCTGATTATAATTTGGGTCTGATAGTGTGGGGAATAATTTGACAATTCCTTTTAGATTATATGGTATATTTGAAATCAATAAATTTAATAAATTTGTATTAGATTGTTTGATAATTTTCCATATTTCTAATAATCCAATTTTTTTAATCAGTATATCATTAATATTAGGTCTATTTAAAATTTTTATAATTAATGGTTCTACTACTCCAACTGTTGTGCGAGTCATCAACTTATGAAAAATTATATTTTTTGAGAAATCTATAACATCAAATAATACTTCAAATACTTCAGGTGCATATGAGATTACAAATAACATACACATCCAATCAATTAAACTAAAAATATCACAATTTGTAGATATAAATTTAGTAGGATTTGTTGTTTGAGTTAAACTTATCATTTTTAATATCATGCTTGTAAAACTTTCAGTAAATTTATCACAAAATTCTTCAAAATTTAATCTAATACTTAGATTTTCTGTAGCTAACTCATATCTTACTGATTCAAATATTGATGTTATTTTAATAATAGTAAGATTGTCAATCAATACTAAATTTGTATCAACATCACTACTATTCATCACAACATATTCTTCATCCAAAAACCATTCAATCGATATATTAGAATTTTCTATATTGATTGGTATGGTGTATGGTTCGGGAAAATTATTATTATTATAATCTGTTGGTAATAATACAAGTTTATTTAAAATAGGATTTTCTTTAAATTTATATGCCTCATAATTGACTACCAAATGATTTGGAATGATGATGGGACAAAAATTATTATAAATTTGATGTATGGTAAGAATATATTTATCAAATGTAAATTTATTTTTATCATATTTGAATTCTAATTCGGTATCTGATATCATTAATATAATTATATGCTAATATAATTATATTTGATTGCACGAGGTTATCATAATAATAGTTATAATATATAAAAATAATCATCATATATAAATTTATATGAAATTTTGTTTAGAATACATATGGATTGATGGCTCTAATACAGTTCGCTCTAAAAATAGGATTATTGATATATCTCATGATATATGTATAGATTGTATACCTATATGGAATTTTGATGGTTCAAGCACCCAACAAGCTACAGGAAGAGAATCAGATATTATTCTCAAACCAGTCAGACTATATCCAAATCCATTTATTGGATTTATCAAATCATACTTAGTATTATGTGAGACCTATCAGACTGACAATCAACCTCATCCAACAAATCATCGTCAAAAACTTATTCAAATAGCAGAAAAAGCTGCTCAATATAGTTGCTTGTTTGGTATTGAGCAAGAATATGTATTGTTTGAAAGAAATAAAAAAAATCTATCTACAGAAGGATATAATCTTCCATATATGTGGAAGGAACATAATAATCCAGAAATTGGTTTTCAGAGTCCATATTATTGTTCGGTTGGTGGAGATAGAAATTTTGGAAGAATCATATCCGAAGAACATATGAAATTATGTTTATACGCAAATATTAATATTTGTGGAACCAATTCTGAAGTTATGGCATCACAATGGGAATTTCAAATTGGAACATCAGATGCACTTCAGGTAAGTGATGATTTATGGGTTGCGAGATATATTTTGCAAAGAATAACTGAAAAATGCAATTGCTATGTATCATTTCATCCAAAGCCATACATACAGTGTTGGAATGGTTCAGGACTACATACAAATTTTTCTACTGCTGATATGCGTGCACCTGGTGGTATTCAATATATCCGAGAAGCTTGTGATAAACTATGTTTAAAACATTCCGAACATATGATGGTTTATGGGACAGATAATCATTTACGTATGAGTGGTTTGTGCGAGACTAGTGATTATAATAGTTTCACATATGGTGTGGCAGATAGAGGTTGTTCAGTTCGAATTCCCATCAGTGTAGCAGATGCTGGTTGTGGATATTTGGAAGATAGAAGACCAGCATCAAATGCAAATCCATATGAGGTATGTTTTATGCTTATTCAAACAATATGTCTATAAAAAAATTATATTAAATCAAAATCTATCGGCTTTTTATCAGACTCATCCAACTCATCAGGATTGCTAAATTGTTTTCCTCCTTTTCTTACTTGATCTCTTTGTTTTTCTGCTTCTTTGCGTATCAGATTCTTTTTTAATTTATCTCCCATACTGATAGTTGGGTCATCTGCATCCGATTCATCTGATTCTTCCGAATCATCATCAAATGATATACCAGTTGTTCCCAATAAACTAGTTGCTGTTCTATAATTATTGTCACCTTCTCTGACAATACTTGTTATCTCATTATCCGCACTGATGGATACAATGTTTCCAATTTTAATCCATTGTTTTTTTTTCATTTTTCCTGGAATACGAACCGTTTCCACCAATTGATTGTGATTCTTAATAGAGACTTGATTGCCTCCAATAATTTTTTCAACCAAACCAAATTTATCACCTGATTCAAGGTCAACCACACATGGTCTTCGGTTAACTCTAACACGTCCAGATTTAGTTTTTCTTCGAATTTTGCCTCCACGATTTACTGTAGCACTCATTTTTATAATAATAATACTCATAATAGCTATATATAGCAAACATTCATATGTTCAATTTTTTATCAAATTATAAAAATTGAATAAATTTATATAAGCTTCTGAATTAAATATATTTATTAATCTAATATGTTTTTTCCAGAAAAGGATAGTAATAAAATTGTTATAAATAAATTAGTAGGAGTTTTGCATCTTAGTTCTCATCAAGTATGGACAACTGAGCGTAAAGGATATATAAGAAAAGAATTTACACCATTTGATAGAAGATTTCCAAAAATACTTGTTCAAACAAATCATACAAGCTTGCAACCTGATGTATTTGCAATCATACAGGTATCTAGTGTATCTGATACAAATACTTATGGTGTAATTTTAGAATATTTGGGTAGGGTTAGAGATTTTGATGATAATCTATTACTAAAAAAACTATCAACTTCTCATTGGTCAAAAAAAGCAGACAAATTATTTGAACAAATTTTAAATGTTGATATTACACCAAATAGAGAGATTATAAATAATCAAATTATTTATTCAATTGATCCGGTTGGATGTGTGGATGTGGATGACTGTTTGAGTTGTGTGCAAATTTCAGATACTAAATATCAGATTAGCATACATATCGCGGATGTGTCGAGTTGGATTGAATCAGATTCTCCTATAGACAAAGAATTATCTGAGAGAGTTAGCAGTATATATACCGATTCCGAAACCACACATATGATTCCATCCATATTATCTGTTGAATTGATGTCTCTGAGAAAAAATTGCCTCAAAAGAGCATTTAGTATAATATTATGTGTAGATTGTGCGGGAAATATATCTGATATCAGATTTACCAAGAGTCTGATTACAGTTTCTGGTAATTTGGATTATGAGACTGCACAACAAATGATTGAACAAGAGTCCGACCAAACATTAGTTAATCTATATAGAGTGGCTAAAATTATCAATCAAAATATATCTCATACTACACAAATGGTTGAGACATATATGATACTTGCAAATAATATTGTTGCCTCACATTTATCTGCTTATTCGCCAAATAATGTATTGCTAAGAGCAAATGAATCAGATAATAAAAAATCAATTATCACGACAGATAACAAATTATCAGAATTATCAAATACATATAGTCAAAGTAATATCAAATATGTTGTTGGATGTGATGAACATACTATGCATAGTGGATTAAATTTAAAATATTATACTCATTTTACTTCACCAATTCGAAGATATGCGGATATTATTGTTCACCGACAACTTACTGACTATATGAATAAAAAACAGATAGTTGAGGTGGATAATAAGATAATATTTAAAACAAATATGTATTCTAAATATTACAAAAAAGTAGAAAAATATTCAAAAATATTAAAAATATGTAGAATTATATCTGATACAAAGGATTGTGAAGCACATATTGTATATTTTGATACAAATTATCGAATCAGAATATATATTTCAGAATTTGATTCAGAGCATACTATCAGATTAATTAATCCAAAATTGTCTCATTTAATATCAATTGACTCTGATGGTCAGATTATGCGAATCAGAATATATATTTCAGAATTTGATTCAGAGCATACTATCAGATTAATTAATCCAAAATTGTCTCATTTAATATCAATTGACTCTGATGGTCAGATTATGCGAATCAGCTCTGATAATGGTAGTTTTAATTTAAAATTATTTGAACAAATTACTGTTAGACTAACTGTTATTCGAACCAGTATGGAAAAAATTCATATTAGTTTACTTCGACCATCTATTGTAGATTTTTTCTAGATATCAAACATTACTTGATTTATTTTATATATAACAAATACGCATTCTAATTTTATTTTATTTTGCAAATAAATATCATTTTTAATGTCAACTTTTATAAGTGATGGAATTTTTGTATTATCATATATCAACCATGTATTTGCATCATAATTTATTAATGAATAATAGTATCTAACAGATGAATTGCTAAAACATACAATGCTATGTATTGTCCATGATAAATTTTCTTGATTGCTATTATTATTATTACAAAATTTTATTTTTTTCATAATATCAACTGATGAATTCAAATTAGAGCGATCAATATGAATTGGAATAAGTGTAGGAATTTCTTTAAAATGATATTTTGTTTGAGTCGATTTTTTTAGTAAATTATTATAAATCCAATCATCTAATAATTTTCTAATATTTGTTTCTTGTTGAGTGGGAACTAATCTAATAATTGTATTAGTAATATTTGCATCATTTGCATCAGATGATTCAAAATTTATTAATCCGCATCCAACTCCTAATGCAAAAAATTTATAATAATCAACCACATTAAATAATTCTATTATGTTAATCAGTGAATCATTTCTTTTCCATCCACATAATACTGAATAGTTTCTTATCTGATTTAATACTCTTGATTCAATAGAATAATTTTGTTTTATTTTTTCAACAAAATCTATTTTAATTTGTTCTTGAAGATATAAAAATGATGCATTTTCAGGAATTGTATTTAACATATTGGTTGCTGGAGATGGTTTATAAAATAAAGCAACTAATAGTGCATCTATATAAGATGTATTTAATCCATCATCTACTTTAAATATTAGTGACATATTTATAAACATATATGTGTTTGTCTATAAATATAAATTTATAAAAAAATTATTCAGTTGATTTATCAATAGAGTATCCATTCATACCAGTCAAATAGTTATTAACATATTCTAATTGAGGCAAATCATCAACTCTAATATTATATTCTGATTCAATTGCAAACAATTTATTCATATCTCTCTCACAAATCTTATCACGATCATTCCTGTTTGCTGTTACAAAATTAATCGCTACACCAGATTTTTTCATTCTACCAGTTCTACCAACACGATGAATATATTGTTGTGGCTCATTAGGCATATCGTAATTAATAACCAATCCAACTCTTTGAACATCAATACCTCTTCCAATAATATCAGTAGTTACTAGCACACGCACAGATGCTGTTCTAAATTCTTTGAGTATATCAGACCTCTCAATATCAGATAGCTCACTATGAATTGTTCCAACCGTATGCTTATCTGCAGATAATCTTTCTGATAATTCAATTGCTCTCTTAATTGAATTAACAAAAATAATAGCTTGACAAATATTAATCTCCTTATACAATTCAGACAACACATCATATTTGTATTCCTCATATCTGGTATTAACCTTATAGTGTCTGATAAGCTCTACTGATAATTTATCTTTAGGAACCAAAATCTTATGAGGATTATTCATAAAACTCTTAGTCATCTCGATCTGCTTATCAGAATATGTGGCACTGAACAAACAAATTTGACAGTCTCGTGGAATTTTTTTAATAATATTTTGTATTTGAGGTAAGAAATCTTTTTCTAATAATGCATCTGCTTCATCACATACCATAATACGTAATCCATCTAATAGCCTAATTTTATTTTTTTTAGCATCATCTCTTTCCATTAAATCAATAAGTCTTCCTGGTGTGCATACCAAAATATGACTCTGATATGATTCTTTTAGATTAATGCTAGAGTTTTTACCCATCACACCACCAATACATAAGTTAACAGTTAATTTTAAATTGATAGCTAATGAACTAATAACATGGTGAATCTGAATAGCTAATTCTTTAGTATTAGCCATAATGATTGCTTGTGGATATTTTTTATTTGGGTCAACTAATGTAAGAACTCCAATAGAGAATGCTCCAGTTTTTCCGGTTCCAGATTGTGCTTGAGCAATCACATCCAATCCTCTAGAAATATTTGTAATAGCTTTTGATTGAATGGGTGATGGTTGTTCAAAACCAAAACCCATAATTCCCTTCAAAAGAGGTTCATTTGTATATATACATTCCATTTCATCAAAATTATCATATTCTGTATTATCAGCATTTGATTTAGTATTATCTGCGTTTACTTCAGTCATTATATTGTAATATGTGTTATATTTTAAGTATTATATATTAAATTTGCATTTTTCAATTTTTTAAAGTTTCAAAAATTTTAATTATTATGTACTTGATAGATAAATATGTTAAAAATATATTACAAATAAACTAAATATAAGCAATCAGAATAAAATTAGTATTACTAATATAATTATAAAAAAATTGAAAATATGAATATATTAATAAACTCTATATATTGACTTATATCACTTCTCAAGAACTTTTAATTAGCAATTTACATTTTTCAAGATGATGGAACCTGAAACTGAAACTGTATCGGCTGAAACTCCATTCGGTACTATTGCACGAGAGTCTGCTGAAAAGCCTGTTGGTGTATTCCGAGTAGGCGATTTGTACTACTTTGCATACTTTCCCTCCACAGAGAGCTACATAGATAGAGTTGTTGACACAACTCGCTCGCAAGCCGCTCGCTTGAATCCCAAGGGTTGTCGCACATGCTGCATTCGTACAGCCAAGTATGCGAATCTCATTGGTCCGAATGGTCCTCCTCTTTTGTACCACATGACGGCGGATTGTCGTGATGAAGCACTGGTCAAGTTGCGTTCCCTCGTGGTTGAGGCGGCAGAGGCTGCAAATGTTAGCAATCAAACTCTACATCCGTTTGTTGTGACAAATGAATCTTTCCCTTCCCTTCTTGAGGGTGGATTTCGTCACTTGACTGTTTTGCCTGCTGCCGTGACGGATGCTAGAAAGGCTAAGCTATTCAAGCGTGCATGTGAATTTGACTATGTTAAGATGGACGATGGGACAATGTTGACTGGTCTCGTTGCGAATCTTCTCTCTAGTAAGGAGATGGTTGCCTCAATAAATATTTTTGATAACTGTCTCAAGCAGACTTCTCATGGTGCTGCGTTGTATCGTGCAACTACTGATTGGATTCTTGGTATCCAGAAGTATGCCGCCGACACCTTTGCTAGACGTTTCTGGATTTCTCTCAATCCTCTCGAGAAGCTTCACGCGGTCATGTACGCTCTCGGCACATCTAATCTTACAAAGGGTGCAAATGGTGCCAGTTCGATACCCAATTTCCATCAGGCAAACAACTCTATTTTGGGGTTCCTCAAGAATGCTCACAATGAGAAGGCTATGATCGGTCTTATCAATGACCAGAGTTCTCCCGAGAACTACCAGCGTCGAACGGCACTTAGGGAGGGACAGCTCGACGTTGGGCAAAGCCTGCTCGGCAATTTCAGTAACTCTATTTCAAGAGTGTCTACTCTTCAAACTCTCTACGGTGATCAGTTTGTTGGGTGGAGTCAGAGGTCTGATTGCGATGCGTCTTCTGCTGCAGGATTCAGCGCATTGCATAAGATGTTTGCTACTAAGAAGGCATCTGCAGCTCTCCCCACAAAGGCTCAGTTGGCGAGTGAGTTTGCTACACGCTGTGCTCTGAAGGCGCCGGTTATTACTACTATCGCACAACTCATGGCTGTGCTGACTGATGGAAAGCCTCACACTTTGACAGTCGACGCATCTTACCATGCACCTTGGGTTTTGGTAGATACCACACTTTCAACTGAGATGTTGCGTCCTTGTCAGAAGCATCTCTGGGGTGTCTTCAATCGGTCTGAAGCACGTGTGTGGGGTGCATCTTCGAATACGAGAGTGTTGGGTGTGTTTCGCATGCCTATGGGACAGCTCATGTTCTTGCTTGAAGGTCTCAACCTCCCTGCTAATCTAGGGAACTTCAACTTCCCAGAATTCTTGGCTGCTCACATGCACGCTGCAAAGGCAGCATTTGAGGCATTGAACAAGATTACAACTGCAGTTGTACCTCCGTTGGCAAATGGAGACTTCTATGCGGCAGGTATCTGTGCAAGCCCTCAGACGAGTCGTCGTATACTCTCGAAGAACATTGACATTGTGCTTGATGGTGTTAAGCACACTCTGACAAGCTTTGACTAGGAGTAATAGGTGCAAAAAATATATTTTTTCTATTTTTTTCTTTATTATCAGCAATAATAATAGCATCAAATTTAATTTTTTTATTATAAAATGTAAAGTCAAATGTTATTTGAGTTTTCCCACTTTTCGGTAAAATTTGTGTAATAGAAAAATGATTGAGATAATATAAATAAAACATGTAAAGATAAAATAAAGGAATTGATGGAAGATATTGATTTGTAAATTATTTTTACACTATTTTAAATTATTTTTACACTATTGATAATTAAATAAATATAATTTTATAAAAATGATTCCATAATTATACGTGTTGCTTGACCAATTTCACATTCAATAAGCTTTACATTTGCTTCCAAATCATCATATATTATATTCCATCCTTCTACCTGATTCAAAAAATTATCCCAGTCATCACATCTAACCCATTGTCTTAATTTTGTAAAATTCTTTTCCAAATAACAAATCATAGTATTATTTAAAAGTGCTGCAAATAATTTTACATTTGCAGCATCTACTTTATAATCAATAATCCATACATAGTTGTCTGCATCAGTTATGATTTGTATCATATTATCAGACATTCCATCATTATAAGTTTGTGCCATTTTAATATAATATGATTAATATTATCATACTATCAATATATCAAATAATCAATTTTTACTATTAGTAATTTGTTTTTCCATATTTATAATCTTAGTTGTTAGCACTCCAATCACATAAACAAGAGCTTTTTCTGTTTCTGATAATTGTTCTTTTCTATTCCATAAAGGACATAGTGTATCATAGGGATCTAAATTATCTGCAGGGCGAATCATCTCACCTACAAATTCCAAATTCTGATTATTATTTGTTTCGGACATTATTTTTTATAATATTATTATATAAATTTCTATCAATACATCGATATATCAATTTTTATGTCTAAACTTGCAATATAAAAATCATTCATATAATTATGGATAAAATAATAATTGATAATATTTTTATATCAGACCACAAATTACTATTAGAATATATTAATAAGATAATTAATTATTGCAAACAATTGGTTGAGGAAGCAGAATCTGAAAAAAATATAAATAAGTGTATGATGTTGGTTTTTAAACATATGTATTTAATTGATTACTTGTATAAAAATATTGGATTAATGCATGCAGTTGGGTATATTAAAGTAGATAAGAATAGTATAGCTATTGATTCACTCATAGAATCTCATATAAAATATTTTTTTTCTAATACAAATATTCTTCAAAAATTATTAGAAAGTAAAAAAATAAAATTTTTGGATGAAGAGCGATATGCTATTGATTTATTAATAAAAAAATTTGAGACGATGAGTTCAAAATCTAATACAGAAAATTTAATTCAAAAAAGCATATCAGAAATAAAGAACAAAATAGATAAATCTGTTTGCATAGATGTATCTCCAACAATAAAAAAATATATTGGAAATCATACAAATAGTATTTGTGTTAATAAAGAAGTTTATAATTATTTGGTAAAGAAGATACCAGATACATATGTGAGAAATATTATTGAGAAAGCGTATTTTGAAAAAAGCAATAATAGCTTGAGAGAGTTTACAAATTTGTTAGTTCTCAGACATAATCTTGCTAAAGATAAGGGTTTTGAATCGTGGTTTGAATATAAAAAAAATAAATTATCTGTTAAAAGTTCGGATGTTAGAAATTTAATAAATGATATTATTCCAAAGATTGAACAAAAAACGAGAAAGGAAGCAGAAAGAATAATCAGAGAACTTCGCAAAGATGGATATACAAAAAAAATTGATATACATGATATTATTTATTATTATGACAAATTAAAACCAACTGCTAAATTTATACCTCAAAATGTTATACAGATATTATTTGAATGTGTGTATGAATATTTTGGTATTAGGATAGAACAAATAAAATATTCAGGAAAATTGTGGAATGATTGTGTTGTATCTTATAAAGTAATTCTAAATGATGAAGTAAATAGTGAGATATTTTTGGGTTATATGCATATGGATTTAGAAAAAAGACCAACAAAAAATATATCAACTCCTACTTTTTTTGATATTACTCACAGATTTATTTCTGATGAAATAACATATCATACCCAAGTAGCTCTTATCACTGCATATAAATCTGTATCTGAACCATGTATGACTTATTCGGATATTATATTATTATTTCAAGAATTTGGGTATTTGATTCGTTCGCTGAGTTTTATTTCCACAAAGGGTATATGTTTGAATGAATTTAATAATCTACTACCACAAATTATGGAACATGTTGCATGGAATGAAAAAGTAGTTAGAAAGATATGTGAGGGAGTAAATAATAGTATATGTGATCATATTTTATTTATGAAAAATATTAATTATACAATTATGATAAAACTTAAATGTATTAATGCTTTGTTTGACCATATACTACATAGCTCAACTAGTATTATACAACAAATCAATAAATTTAATAGTGAGAAAAAAAACCCTGAAATTGTTATCCAATCATTATATGCGATGTTGTATGCGGAGATTATTGGAGGACAAAAAGATTTAATTAATACTCAACCAAATGGTATTAATCCTAGTTTGATTTATGAAATGATTAGTGGAGGTGAAACAAACATATATGAATCTATACTTACAGAAATATTATCATTTGGTATCTATCATGTTATCCAAAAAGGACATGGGCGTGAATTTATACAAAAAATAAATAGTAATTTATTTCAAATGAAAAAAAATATTTATACATTTTCAGAAAAACATGGAAAAGATAGTTATTATTTTTTTCTACAAGAAATAGTTGGAGGAAGTGTTGGTTCAAATTCTAATAGTGATATACAAACAAATATTGTAGAATCATCTGCTAATAATTTTACTGATGATTCAGATGAAAATATTGATTCAGAAAATATTATTGATGATAGAAAAATAAATTATTAACTCATCATATCAATAATTGTATTGATTGATGTTATCACATTATTATTATTTGACTCATATACAGTTCTCGCAACATCTTCGGAGCATCCAGTAATAGTTGTAATTTGTATAATATCTGATAGGTTTTGTTCAGAATTTTCTCCATCAGATTCTTCTTCTTGTTGAGAATTTATGGGTGCTACTGCAGATGCCAGATTTGGAACAATTAACCTATTCATATAGTATATCATATTATCATACATCGCATTATTTGATAAGACTGGTATGGCTGAATTTATTGATTGATTTAATCTAATAATTTGAGGACCAATAGGTTGATACGATGCAGAACTTGGTTCTCTTTGTGGTCTGATTAAATTTCGCATGCTAGGTAGTATGATATTATTATCTGATTCATTTAATCTACTATTTGCTCCAATCACCACATTAAATGGTTGTTCGGTTCTCAAATTATCAAGTATCTGCGAACTTTGAGACATCAAAGGTTCCAATACACGTAGAAATGTTTGAGATGATAAAAATTCATTAAGTGATGTAATATCAGATGTAAGAAAATCTCTTAACTCAGAACTTGCAGATATCCATGACATCAATACTGGTATGATAGCATGAATTTGATTCAGAGAATATGTTGTATCTGTTTGCTGGGCTGATGCTTCTTGCTGGACTGTATCTGTTTGCTGGACTGTATCTGTTTGCTGGACTGTATCTGTTTGCTGGACTGATGCTTCTTGCTGGGCTATATCTTCTTGTTGAGATGTTGTTTGTTGTATAACTTGATTAATTTTTACTGATTTTTTTTTATTAACCAAAATAATAAGTTGCGAACCATCATTGATTTGTTGTTGGTTCAAACTACTCTGCCAATCCAATACTTTGCCAGCAAATATTATTTTTATATTTTCTAAATTTTCACACATAGCATGTGTAAAAATATCTTCTTTAATATCAGTAAAAGATTTATCAGAATCAACTGATATTTTTTTTGATACACCATCCATTCGTTTTAAAGTTATGCTAATCATTTGAGTGTTCATATTATTATAATAATATCATATAATTAATAATATATAATGAATATATTTCAATTTTTATCAATATATAAACAATATTATGTTTTGTATGATAATGCATCTAATAAAAAATATTTATCAACTCTTTACAATAATTATCCAAATATGTGTAAGACTACTTGAAAATTTTGTCTCGAGTATGTTGATATTTTGCGTGCCTCATTTATGTTATGCACCTCAATCTATTTATATTTGCACTGCTGAAAATATATTTGAATACTCTGACTATTTAAAATTATTCGTAATATTGTTTAATTGTATAACATTTAGCATAATTATTTCGGCAAGTTGGAGTAATTGGTGTAGAAATTATTGGATGACCAAATATCTAGATTATAATGAAAAGATATCAGAAGATAATATAAATAAATATAAACAAAATAATAATTATTATTATATTTTTGAAAGTTTGGAATATTGGAATAAACGAATACTAAAAATAAATAGGATTTCACTAATATTGTATGTTCCAAATAGTCTGCTTAGTAGTATTATTATTGTAAAATATATATTTGATTACAAAACAATAATCATATTATTATTTTTTATTATTAGTGGATTCAAACAAATTTATAATTCATATATGATTGCATATAATTCTACCAACAACCAGATGGCTTATTCAAACACACTACAAAAAAATATGTCATATAATTGTATTGATCCAGAATTTTGTATCGGAGAGGATTATACGATACCACAATATAATATTTTGACCAAATCATATAATAAAAAAGTATCATACAATACCTAATATGTTGATTTGTTAAACTAGTTATGATTCATCAGACCAGTTATTATTCATCAGACCAGTTGTGAATCAGTGGATAAACATTTGGTAAATTTTCTATTTGAAAAAATTTTCTAATTTGTTGATATTTGTATTTTATACTAAAATGATATAATACAAATTGTATGCGTGGATGTGAGATTACAAATTTTTTCAAATCTACCCAACACATATGTTTTTTATACGAATCATTATCTGTTTCGTATAGAAATGTGCATTCAATAATAATTGTATGATATTTTTCTAAATCTGAATTAAATTTCAAACATTGTTTATTCTCATACAACACATAATAATCAGTATCTCCCAAATAACAAAAATGAGGTATTTGAATATTCTCAGATATTTTTTCTCCACTCGCAAATAATCTATTCAAATCATCTTGTGTGATTTCTTTAGAAGCTAATTTGACTACATAGGCGGGTAAGAGTTTGTTTCGCATTTCAATAAAACCGTATCCATTGGTTGGATGAGTGTGTGAGCATCTAATTATCTCAACTTTAAAATTAAAATTTTTTATTTTTATAAATATTTCTGTCTGAGGGATAGTTGGTGTGAGTATCCATGGAATATTTGGATTTGATGTATTTTTTGTTAATTCAAATGATGCACTGATAAACTTATTCAACCTATCTGATATTGCTTTTGGACAATATACTTGTATTTTATCTTTAGTATCTAATAAGAATCCAAATAATGATTTTGTATGGTCAATATGACCATGTGAGATAAATATATGAGAAATTTTTCTATCAATATTTATTCCTGCATCAAATGCTATATCAAGTTCTGGAATCACAATTAGTGTATGACGAGCAGCTGATGAATCACCAATCAGATGCCATTCAGTTCCACTTATATTAATTGGTTTAGATTCCAACATATATTTGGTATGTATGCTAAGACTCATTTGAATATATGATAAAAATTTGAATAATTAATCTTTTGCATCAATATATTTCAATTTTTATCATAATAATATGAAGCCATTTTTTATAAATGTATTATCTGAGGGTATAACGGCTGATAAAAAAATATTTAATGGATTTGATTTTCATACCGATCAATCACTATATGAGAAAAAAGATACAGATGGTATTCCCTCTATCTATAATTTTATGTATGAATTTGTAAAAGGATTGCCTAAAGACAGACTTATTGTCACATTCTCACCCGACCCCACCATTTCAACTGGAACAATATGCGGATTGGCTGAAAAATATATGTATCAGGTTTACGAACAAAATACAATGGTTTATAAATCAAATCTAAAAGTAATATATTTGACAGCTACACCACATATATCTACAAATATGGATAATTATAATGATTGTATTTTATCAGTATGTATGTGTGAGACATCTACAACTACTACCAAACATAAACTTATTATGCAACCAGATAATTTTATACTTGTTGGATTAAATCAATATTTATCGGATGATGCTGATATGGATTATATCAATCAAACCAATATAACTTATTTTGATTTACGGCAAATTAGAAAAAAAGGTATTTGTAAAATTATCAATCATATCTGTATGTTGGTTGCCGAGAATCCTACCCATATTATATTTGATTTAGGATGTATGAATCTAAGCACTGCTCCATGTGTTATTAGAAATTCTATGGGAGAAAAATCTAATATTGGTTTTGATTTAGATGAGGCTAATATGATTATGGATTTATTATCTAATCTAAATATTGTTGGATTAGATATAGTTGGTTATGATACCAGAATTAGTGAAACAGATATTGCATTTCGTATCACATCCGAAACAGCAAAAATACCACTTAGAAAAATATTAAAATTAAAGGAAAAGAAAATTAATATTTTTAATCAATCAAGTAGATTTTTGATTTGGCGACCAATAGAAAAAATATCAGAGACAGATATGGGTTGGCTGATACTTAGAGGTATTGAATTAGATTTGAGAGAAAAATTACTTCAACAAATTGATATAGATTCAATCATCACTATCACCACAACTGATGATGATGGTAATATGGTGGATGTATATATATCAGCAACTACAATGGAAGAACAAGAATCTAAATCAATATATGATACATATAGTATAATGGATTGTTGTTTGCTTCCTTCTGAGAAAATAAATATGATGTTTGAATTATTATCCACACCTACAAATTTTATACCAACAGACTAATTATAAAAAAAATCTTTCATTTTATCTGATGACTCTTTGTATTTATCTCCATATAATTTATATTTCATACCAGATGAAATATGAGCAGTATTTTCTTTATTAAAAGCTAAGTGAGAAAATTTTATTTTGGTAATTGAACCTTGCTTGTTTGAATAGTATACCCAATTTATATTTATACGAGATGATTCAAGAAATGCAATGCAATGATAACAAGGGCGTGAATCTCCCAAAACTCCATTTTTTGTATATCTCAATACTATTAGGTCAACTTTCTTTGGACATCGTTTCCATCTCTCAATACGTTTCATCGCTTCCATCTCAGCATGTGTGGAAGGAATGGAACGAAAACTAATATTTTGATTCACACCATATGATAGATTTCTTACACCTACAATTTGTTTGGATGGAACAAACATCGCATAATGATGAAGTGAACGATTTGGATTTGGTATATGATACTTTGTGTATATATAATCACAAATTGTATCCATTATATTGATATTAATATTGATATATATGTATATTATTATTATAATGATTTAATTTCAATATTTATACAAAAAAATATATTTATCAGATAAGCTCCAAATAACTATATGGTGATAAAACATAATCAGTTATTTGTTTCATCAACTCATAATCATTTATTTGAAGCAATCCAATCGGAATATAGTGTGTTTTCGTAGAATCCATCGTATCCATAATCACATCTGCAAAATCATATTGATGAATATGATTCTTATCAGATACTTTGCTCACATTATTTCTAAATTCTGAATTTGTCATACAAATAAAATTATACGGAGAAACATATGATATGATTTGGGGAAGATGGTCAGCCATTTGTTGATTCAAACAAATAATAAGAAATTTGTAAGTTTTTGATGTATCTCCATTATTATTTATATCATAAATAGTTTGACTGACAAATTGTTTGATATTAGTTAAATATGAGTTCATTTTATAATCTATCATAATATCATATATATTGAACAAATATATAAATCAATTTTTTATACAATGATTATTTCTTAAAAATCTAACTATCTGCCATACTGTCTGACAATCAATCTCATTATAATTAGCTATTTGATTCATCGTATCCAAACCTTCTGGATTTTTATAATAATTAATTGCTTCCAGCATTGCAGTAAATCCATCAGACAATCCACCAGATTCCCACACCGTATCAATATATCCTAATCTGTAAAGACTATTTGCAATTTCTTTTAATTTAAAATTAAATGCTCCTTTTATAGTTATGGGTTCAGATATAAATTCTCGCATCATATCAATCCACATACATTTTCGTTCCCATTCAATCCATCTATAATTATGACGCATCTCTACATGTTGTAGATTTGTAAGTTCTGCATGACTCCAATGAAATAATCTTGGTTTTGAATATTTATCTAACTCTAATGATTTTGTTATAATAAATTGTGTAAAATCATCAAATACTTTTTCTTCAGCTTCCATTGTCAAACTATCAGCTATAAATATTTTAAATTTCCATACATCATTAACAATATATCCGCACCCAATCATAAACACAAGGTCTGAACAACACAAAGAGTTATCTATCTGTATTTCTCCATACAAAGCCAAATTTACTGTTTCAAAATCAACATAAAAATCAACAGGTGATGAAGTTTGCCAAAATCCACTATTGGATTTGATTATTGATGGCAATACTGAGTGATTTGATGACTGATTGGTTGACTTATTTGATGATTTATTGGATGACTTATTTGATGATTTATTGGATGACTTATTGATAGTTAAAATTTTATCTATAATGTATTGCCTACGTTCACCGCTCACACCAAGTGATTTAGAATTACATCTTTTATCTCGCCAACTTTTAATTCCATTCTTATGTGCAATCTCTCTATTGGATATTCCAACATTCCACACAGTTGTAAGTTCTCCCAACTTATCAGCCAATTCTTTTTTAACATATTTCCACTCTGTATCCATATTACTCATATTCGGATACAACTCAATCCGATGAGGTTTAGTTGCATCCCATCCAGCACCATCTTTCGCACATTCATGTCTCCATTGAATAGCTTTTTTAGATAACTCTACATATTCAGAATCTGTTCCCTCGTAATCAACTACTCCCAATAAATCCCAACATCCATATCCTCGTTGATAATTTCTAACTGAATCAATCACCCATGCTTTACCCATCAAATATGCTTGGGGAGAAACCATTCCTTGAATCAATCCTAATGCTTGATTGTATACATAGAGTTGTCCCTTATAAGCAGGCATAAATCCATCATTTCTAATATGGTATCCATCTGCACAAAGTGTAATGGTTGTCCACTTAATATCTATCACCACATAATGATAATTTCCTTTAAGATTTTTTGCTTTGATGGTTTGTTGATAATCTGATAATACGGGTCTACTAACTAATTGATTGATATAATCTGAACGAACCAATAAATCAGCAGTTCCACAAGTTTTATTTGTATGATTGTAAAGACAAGCTTGAGCGATAATTGGAATTCCATTTTTAATATATTGAATTGTTTGTTTATATTTTTCTTCGCTAATTCCAAAATGACCATCTGGATTGACTAATTTAAAATTATCAGTATATTTGGTTTGTAAATCTGATAAAATTAATTCTTCAAACTGATTTCCACAATCAAATAATGGTTGCAAAATATTTTTATTAGAAGTTGTTGGCTTTGGATACCATTCATCCAACCAATCCAATAATGGATCACCAAGTAGATAATTTTTTAATCCAGTTGCAGAAATATATTTGGTATGATTTGTTTTATGTTTTTTAGTTAGTTTTTTATCTGATAATAAGAGTGGATTTTTATCAGATAATAAGATTAATTGATTAATTTTTCTTTTACGAAGTTGCATTTTATATGTAATATTAATTAATTATATGTATAATACTTCTATATATCAATTTTTATAAATATAAAAATAGCATATTGGTTATAACTTTTTAGACCGTTTCTCATTTTAGAGCAATGCGTATTTTTAATCTTTGTAAATTTTAGGTTTTCTGTGTTTTGTTGATTTCCTACTAAGTTTATTAATATAATGTTCTTTATTATAAGTATAAATAAAGTAATTTTCATAATGTGATTATTAATCTACCAACTGGAACTGGTAAAAATTCAGTTATAATATATTCATTTCAAGAGAAAAAGAAATATTAATATATAGTTTTTTGCTTAATAGGTATATATTAAGCAAAAAAATATTATCTAATTTAATTATATACAATGGATTTTGAAACATTTATAAATAAGTATAGTTTTATTAATTCTAAATTTGTTAAAGATTTTTATAATATTATAAAAGAAGATTATATTGAACGCTATAATGAATTTTTAATTGATAGTGAAGTATTAAGAAAATGGTTACAAATTAATATTAAACAACAATTTAATGATACAATAAAAAAAAGTTATAAGAAAAATATAGATTATAAAATAGAAAAAGTAAAAAAATCAGAAGGAAGCGGTGGGCATAATTTAGAAAAAATAACTTTAACACCTGAAGCATCTAAAAAAATATGTTTATCAACTAAATCAAAAATGGGAGGACAAGTTCAACAATATTTTTTAGACTTAGAAGTAGCATTATACAAATACAAAAATTATATAATAGAAGGAATGAATAATAAAATAAAGCAATTAGAAAATAATCAAAAACCTAAGATAAATGCAAATAAAAAAATTATATATGTATTTAGAGCATTAAATACAGATTTAACTTTATATAAAATAGGTAAAACCATAAACTCAAAAACAAGATTTTCTAAACATAATTCACCAATGGCAAATGATTTAGAAGTATTATTTCAATATGAAACAGAAAACATAGACCAAGTTGAAATGTGTATTAAAGCATACATGAAAAAAGCACAATACAGAAAATATAAGGAAGTTTATCAAGTTGATTTAGATATAATAAAGAAAACTATTAAAAATTGTGATGTTGAAATTAACGAAATAAATAAAGAAATAGAAAGTAAAAATAAGAAACAAAAGGGTGGTAAAATACTGAATAAAATAGATAATAAAGAAATATTATATTTATTAATTCCTAAACAAGAATAAATTACTGTTATTTATTCATTAACAAAGATCAATTTAAAATCACAATAAGTTTTTATATATCCTTTACAATAATAAGCAATAGAACTAGCATTATTTTTAGAATTATTAATATCATTAGACGCTTCAACAAAAGTCTTATATTTTTTAATTATTTGATTAGTATTACTATTATTTCTTTTTCAATAACTGGTTTAATTACTCTAATTGAATCAAAATATTTCTGTGTATTTTCAGCAGATGTACACCATTCTAAATTTTTATAATTATTATTCAATTTATTCATATCTAGCTGTGTGATTAATATTTTTTTTGTCATTAAAAACGGCATTTAAAATACGCACCGCTTTAAATACAGAGTTTTTTATTGGTAAAAAATATTTTATTAGCATAATTTATGTTAGAAATAAATTATACATGTTCGTTAGGGGGTATATGTCATAGTAGTCAAATTCTTAAAAAAAATAATTTAAAATTGTGTTCTTACCCTTTTGATTGGATTTTTTCAAATTGTGATAATATTATACATTGTATAGAAGACAATTTTAATATTTTTTTAGATAAATCATATTATATTAATATATCACAATCACAATGTGGACATTCAAAATACAATAATCGCATGTTTAATCATCACAATCCATTAATAAATATAGACCATTATAATTATTATGTAAGATGTGTTGATAGATTTAAAAATTTACTTCAAAAACAAGAACATAAGTTATTTATTATGATATTTGTTAATATGAATAATATTGATGAATATATAAAAAATAAAATTATTGACTTCAATAATAAATTTTCAAAATATACATCTAATTATACACTATTAGTTATTTTTCAAATACAAAATAAAGAACAAAATCATCATATATTTACATACAATGATAATATTAATTTTTTAGAATTACATACTTTATCAAGTAGTAATGGTGTAGAATTTAAAAATAATAATGATAATATTTATTTGGATAATATAATAAATTCAAAATATAATTTTAATGTTAAAAATTAATTATGTTATAAAATAAAGCATAAAAGTGATGATTATAAATTAACAGCAGTTCAATATTATTTAGTGGAAGATAAAACACAGAAAGAAGTTTAATGCATTGGTTTGAATAAATCACATATTCATAGAATTATTTGTGATAATAATATCACTTTGAAAATGACATGAACCTATAAAACGTTTTGGTAAAACATTAAAAAATTTTATGAATAAATTAAAAATATTATTTGTATTGATGAAACAAGTATAAAATCTTTACAAAAACGATATATTATAAAAATGCAATCTTAAGAAGTATTCAAAAAATATATAGGAATATTTGCTATTTTGGTAGAAGGTATAAAAGATACAGTAGATTTAGAAAGTGTTAGTTTAACCAAAGGACTCACTGATGGTTTGTATTTTTTTATTTGCATAAATTGTATATATTGAATTTATTATTGATATAGTTTGTTAAAAGATGATAGATTTGTTGTATCTGGTGGAGACAAACCAGAATCTGAAATAAAGTTTAATTTATCCATTCAATATATTTTTATATAGAATAATATACAAATATCTACTTAATTTTATTTTTTAATTAATTTAATCCGACTCATCAGATGGTGGATTTTCAGAATCCGATTCAACATTTGATTCATCATTAGAATCAGATTTAGTATCAGAATTTGATTCAGCATCCGATTCAGATTTGGTCTCAGAATCAGACAAAACATTTTCTGACTCACAATCAACAATAACTAATTTTTGTTTTTCCAAATAATTCCTACACATCTGAATATTTTGCATAATTGTCTCATATTCTGTTATCATTTGCATAATATCTGATGATGAAAAAATATTCTCATCAGATTTTTCAAATTCAGCTATCAATTTAGCATACATTGATGAATCCACGCAATCATCTGACTCCTTAATATTTTTAAATCTTTGATTGAGTTTTTTTAATTCTTTTTTAACTTTCTTAATATCACTACAATTTGATGTATAACTCGATATTATATGTTCCACATTATTGGACTGATTGTCAGACAATCGTTTGGTAATTGTTTTGATAATTTTATCCATTTTTTAATATATTGCTATGATATCCAATATATCTTTATATTTGGATTTCAAACTTTTTTTGGTCACTCAAATTCTCATTCTTATATAGTTATGTTTTCTATAATGGTTTTATCAAGTTTGTTGTCAACAATGAATATATGGGTTGATAAGATTGAACATATAAGATTTAGTATAGGTGATGTATGGATGACATTACTTATGTGTGGATGGATGTTTTTATTTATGGGATTATATGATAAACAAAAAAATATATTGGTTGTGGGTTTGGTGCTAATAATATTCAACATATGGTGTATCCGAACTCAATTTTTGGTATCTGCCTCACAATATAAATTGGGTATGATACCACATCATTCTATGGCGATTCATATGAGTAAAAAATTATTAGAAAAAGATAATAGTTTGACAGAATTTGCAGAGAATCTAATAGAAACTCAAAATAAAGAAATTGAAATTCTAAGAAATCATTCAACATAAGGAAACAGTTTTTTGTAAGTTTCTTTACCAATACCGGGATGTTGAGTGCTCAAACTTTTATATTTTATGAGTATTTCCATTTTTTTCTCACCAACACCAATTATGTTGTAACGCTTCTTCAACTCACGGAGATCATTGATTGTGCAAGTTTTCAAACTTAATTTTTTTGGTGCTACCGCACAAGCCAACTCTTCTTCAGACTCTTCTTCAAAATCAGATTCTTCTTCACATATCTTACTTTTTTTGCCAAAAATATCATCTACCATACTATTTATGATTGAAACAAATGTCAAGATATTGATAACAGTTAAGCCTTGGTTGTTGAAGTGAAACCATTCAGTTTCTATTTCACCACAATACTCTCTATCGACTTTGACAAAATCAAAAAGCAAATGTATGATTTTTTCAAGTTTTCGATTAAAAATTGTCTTTGTGGCAAAAATTTCATTACCACCCTGGACAGATATTCTTTCAGATGGTGTTGATGTTTGAGTTCGCCCAATCTTGACAAAAAAGTTGTGTTTTTGATTATGGTCACTGCTTATCTCAAAACCATACACATAACCAACTCCATCTGTACGGGATGGTGGAGTGGTCAAATAATGCAAAATTTTTTGTTGGATGTGTGTGTTGTTTGCATCAAATAAATGCTTAATGTATGAGTTGTTAGAGATGAATTGCATTCTAAATTATTACAAAACAGTATTATATGGATTGATTTGAATCTGATTATTATCAAACATAAAATATATTAAATTTCAATTTTTTAGAAATCTTTTTTATAATTTGAAAAATAAATTTCTCATTATATCTAATAATATATTTCTAAGTAAAAATTGATTTATATAAATATTAGTTATCTATTAGTTATCTGTTAGATATATTATATATTTGAAATGATTGGGTTATATTTATTAACAGCAAATCAATTAGCAAAAGATAAAACAATTAAATTTGGAATGTCTATGAGAATAGAATATAGATGGATTGACTATTTAGCAATATTTAGTGATTCTAAATATGTTTATTATTATGAATTTTTAGATAAATTAACACGAGAAGAAATATTAGTTATTGAAGATGAAATATTACAATTACATAAAAATGAAAGAAATGAGTTTTTTCAAACTGAATATTTTTATTGTAAAGATAATAATAAATTTAATCAATCTATTATTGATGTATTAGATAAACGAAAAATTAATTATAAAGTACATGATAAACATAATTTTGATAGAAAGTATTATGATAATAAACCTGATACATTTGAACCAAATGTAAAACCTACACAAATTCAAATTATTAATATTGAATTTACACCATATTATTATCAACAAAAAATATTAGATAAAATAGAAGATTTTTATGCTAATAATGATATTGGTCGTATTTTATGGGCTTGTGGACTCGGTAAAGCATTATTAGGAATATTGATAATTCAAAAGTTAAATTGTAAATCAGTTGTAATTGGTGTTCCAACTATATATTTACAGAAACAAATGAAGAATGAAATAATGAGAATATATAATAATAATAAAAATATATTATATATTGGTGGTCAAACAGAAAAAAATGAAAATTATACAATAAAATCAACTACTAAAGAAGATGATATAAATAAATTTGTTAATAAAAAATCATCTGATTGTAAATTTTTAATTACTACTTATGATTCTTGTAATAAACTATTAAATAATAAGTTTGATTTTAAGATTGGTGATGAAGCACATCATTTAGTTGGTAGTGAATTTGAAAAGACAAAAGATTCATTTCATAAAATAAAATCAAATAAATCATTGTTTATGACAGCAACAGAAAAAGTAATTGAAAATAATAGAACTAATCAAATAATATATTCAATGGATGATAAAAATATATTTGGAGAAATTATTGATTCAAAATCAATTAACTGGGCGATTGAAAATAAAAAAATTACTGATTATAATTTAGTAATTCTAAAAAATACTGAAGATGAGATTAATAATATTATTGGTAGTCTAAATTTAGGTAAAAATAATGAAGTTCAAAATTCTATTATGAATCACAAAGATTTATTTTTGTCAGCATTTATGTCTTTAAAATCAATTGAAAAATATAATAAATTAACACATATACTTATTTATACAAATAAAACAGAAAATTCTGAATTAGTTGAAAAATATATTGATGTTATACTTACATTAAATATAATAAATATCAATAAAGAAAATTATTATAATAAAGCTTTACATAGTAATAGTAAGGAAAATTTAAATGATATTAAATTATCAGATGGTTCAATTAAAGAAGGTGAAATTTCTAAATTTAAAAAAGCATCATGGGGTATTATTTCAAGTGTTTATATTTTTAGTGAAGGGTTTGATTGTCCTAAATTAAATGGTGTTGTATTTGGTGAAAATATGGATTCTGATATTAGAATAGTGCAATCAACATTAAGACCAAATAGATTAGATAGTAGTTATCCTAATAAAAAAGCATATGTTATTATTCCATATATTGATACTGAAAATTTTATAACTGATAATGAATCATTTGATAAATGTAGAAAAATTATTGCTAAAATTAGAAATGTAGATGAAAAAATAGAGCAAAAAATAAATGTTGTATCATTAAATAAACCAAGTTCTAAACCATCTGATGTTCCAAAAGAAAAAATAAAATATTACCATATTATAGAAAATGGTGATGAATTAAAAAAAATTATGTTGAGACTAAGATATAGTCGTGCATTAGGTTCTATATATTCAGAAGAACAAGATGAATTTAATTATGTAAGAGAATTAAATAAAGAGTTAAATATTCAATCAAAAGAACAATATGCTGATAAAGTAATGAAAGATAAACATAAAAATTATATTGAAAATCCTGAAGAATATTTTAAATTAAAAGGGGTATGGAGTAATTGGTATAATTTTATTGGTGTTGATACTAAAAAATTTATTCAAGATAAAAATGATTGGATAAATTTTTGTAAAGAAAATAATGTAAAGTCATTAGATAATTATTATAAATTATGTAAATCATATGAAGAATTACCATTGAATCCTGTAGATTTTTACATAGGATTTGTGTCTATTCCGATTGAATTAGGATTATATACAAAAAGAAGAAGATAAAATATTTTTATAAACTTATATTTAATTTGATTTTATTTTATTGTTAGTACTTTTTGATTTCTTTTTTGGTGTTTCAACAATTGGTTTTTTAAGATTTATAATATTTTTATTATATTCTTCAGATAATTCATTTGTTTGATTATCTGATTTAACTTTATTTTTAGTACTTTTTGATTTCTTTTTTGGTGTTTCAATAATTGGTTCTTCAGCATTTATAATATTTTTATTATATTCTTCAGATAATTCATTTGTTTGATTATCTGATTTAAGTTCTATTTGTTTATTAGATGGAATTGCTTCTTCTGATAATTCTTTAATTAAATTTTTATATTGTGATTCAGCTTCTTTTATTTCAGATTGTAATTTTTCTATTTCTTGAAAAAGTGGTTCAATATCTTTGATTAGGTTTTTGTTTTTTGGTATTTTTAATTTTATTTTTGATAACCCTTCTTTTGAACTATGTTTTATAGTAGAACCTTTAAAACTACCTGATATTAAATTCATATTTGTTTTTAAATAATTAAATACGAATTGTAATAATCCTTTATTTTTATCATCTTTTAATTTAATTACATAAACATCATCATGAGATACTGAGAATTTTGATGTAAGATGAATTGATGGATTCCCACCTCTTCCAATTAAAATGCAAGTATCTTCAAATTCATAATCATCTCTATATAAAATTTTATCTTGACTTGATGTATAAAATTTATATAAACCAGTTATAAATCCATCTGTTGCTTTATATTTATTTATTTTAGGTAAATAACTTAATAATGAATCAAATTCTACCTCATCACAATCCTCATTTTCTCCAATATCCCTAATCTTATCTCTAATTTGTTCTTCCAATTTTATAATAAGTTCTTCATTATTATTCTTCTTATCATATGGTTTTGATATTTTATTAACCCATTCAGTAATTTTTTGTTCTGATTTTGGGATTGGTAAATGTAAATCTAATATATCAGTTAATGATACATTTTCTTGATTTGAACCATTACCAATATATTTATTAATATGATTTAATAGAAATCCATTAAATATACCTAAAAAATAATAATTATTTATTTTTGTAAAATTTCTTAAAAGAGCACATCGTTGATTTAGATATAATATGTTATTATCTGTATTTAATGCAATATTAACTAAATTTGGTTTTTTACCGGTTAATGATATAATTAAATCATTTTTTTGTATTTCATATTTTTTATATTTTTCATTATTTTCAATATAATGATTATTATTAAAAACTAATTTTTCATTTTTAATATGTGTTATAGTAATTAATGGAATACCAGAATCTTTATATTCTGATGTTTTAAAAGCATAACCATTTTGACTTTCGCAAATATCACCTAATTTTACTAATTCATATCCTTCGCCAACAACTATTTCTCTCTTATTATAATCCTTACCATTCAAAGAACAAATAGGATTTTCCAAAATTTCATCTTTAGTTGCTTCTGATATTAATTTATCACTAATACCACAAATATCATCTTTATTTTCAGTCAAAACAATTTCACCTCCAATTTCTTCAAATTTATCTTCTGTATATCTTTCAACAACTAAATCAGAAAATATAACTTTTGTTGTTTTTTCTTTAGTATTATCAAATATTACAATTGATGTTTTAGTAGATGTATTTTCAAATTGGTCTTGAGGAACACTAATAATTTCACGAACATTAAAATTTTCAACTAAACATTTACGAATATCTTTATAAGTTTTATTAAAAAATACACCTTCTTTCAAAACACCTATTGCTGTTCCTCCGATATCAACCATATCCATAATTAACATTAATGAAGAACTTTCTTTATCATTACCCTTTAATTTATTATCTTTTGCATATTTTATAATTCTTTGACTACACATTTCAACTGAAACTTTTGTTTTATCACTATCTTTCTTTTCTTGTTTCTCTTGATATTCTATCTTCTTAATTTGTCTCAATCTTGTTTTAATTTTTAATTCATCTTTCAATGTAAGTAGTTCTTTCTTGATATGTTGTTTAATTTTCTTTCTTTTAATTTGTGCATCTGATTGTACTACTTTATCACCACCATATGGGGGATTAGTTATTACATTCATAAATTTTTTATTATTAAATTCATCAGTGAATGAATTCTTATATTTTAAATTATCATCCATATTTGGCAACACACCAGTCAAACAAAAGAATTCTAAACCAGCAGATTTAATAACATCTTCATTCATATCAAAATGATAAATTTTATTTATATTATCTTTCCAATTAATATCATCATATTTATTATTTAAATAATTAATATATCCTGTTGTAAAACCACCTGAACCACCAAACATATCAATCATTGAATCAATTGAACCATCTTCATTAATAAGAGGGTCTAATTTTTTATAAATATAATCAACAATGTGTCTATCAGTAAAATATGCACCTAATTCACTAATTGCAGATTCATCTCTACCAATAAAATATTCATAAATCTTTCCAGATAATAAAACATTACAAGTTTTTTCAATAACTGTAATTTTTTCTATTTCTTTAATTAAATATGAAAATGTTTGACCTTTCATTGAGGTAGGAATTTCATATAATAATAAATTTCTAATAGGACTATCATTAATTGAATCTAATACTTTATCACGAATTAAATCAGATAATTCTTCATCTTTATTTTCATTTGCTAATTTAAGCAAATATGAAAATTCACAATCAGGTCGTTTTAGATTGACTTTATCCAATAATTTTTTCTCTTCTATCTTTTTTAATCCATATAAAAGATTAAATACCTTCAAAGCATTCATACCGTATCCAGCACCATTATTTCTAAGATAGTTATGGATTTCATGAATTTTATCTTTTAATGCTTCTTTATTAGAAACATTATTACTTAATTCTATTTTTTGTTTTTCATCGTCTGACATTTCTTTATTATGTATATAATTATCATTATCTTTATCATTAGAATTAGTATTAATCAATTTTTTATTATCTTCACTAGACATAATATTCAAAGGAACATATGTGTTTGTTTCATTTTCATCTACAATAATTGATATATCTGTAGTATTATATAAATTTTGAAGTTCTTTGGATGATAATTTAGATAATTTCAGTTCAAATAATTCTTTCTTATCTTTATGCTTTTGAGTATCTAAATGAGTTTTGTGGTGAGAGAGTTGGTCGGGTTTGGTTTTACAGATTTCGCAATTGTAAATTTTGATTTTTAACATTTTATATATTATATATAGAAAATTATTTTTAAATTAAAATCTAAACTTTTATTTTGTTATTTTTATAAAAAACTAAATATTTTATTTTATTGACATAAAAATAGTTTTTTATTAATTATATCAAAAAATATCATCTATTATAATATATATCAAATCACAAAACTGAAGATTATAAATAGTTGGTGATAATACACAAGAATAAGTATGTCAAATATTATGTTAAAAAATTAATGCATTGGATTGTTACAAAACAGCATTAAAAATTTATAGTAATGTTTGTTTCATCATTTAATTTAATTTTCATAGTTAGTGTAATTTTATTTTCAATACATTGATTTATAATTTCCAATAAACATTTATTACAGTCAACTCCTTGAATGCTTATTCCTAAATCTTTCAAATAATAAAATCCACATTTACGTTGTTTATCTATTGTTTTTATATTTAGTTTTGAATTTTTTATTATTCGTGTTCCACAATTTATTATTTTGTATATATTATTAAGTATTGATTTATATTTTAATTTTATTACTTCGTTATCATTCAACAAACAATATAATATTTTAGAATCTGTAAAATCATATTTTATGATATCATTTATATCGGTTATATTTATACTTGCAATTTTCTTTAGTATTTTGTCTCCATTATCTTGATTTATTATTGTATAATTCATGTTATCTAATATAATTTTTTCTAATAAAATATCGCCATTTTCAAGATTATTAAATTTATAAACTTCCATAATTGTATAGTATGCATAATACTATATAATTATTATTATAATAAAAAAATCAATTTTTATAATCTGAATAGATATTATAATAAATTATTTATCTAGTATTTCATTAGTATATCTAGTAATCAATATAAATAAATATTTCATCATACTATCGAGATTAAGTTCTTTTCTTTTTTGCTTAATATTATCTATACATTTGTTATATTTTTCTGGATTGTTCTCAAAATCATTATAAATTTTTAAAATATCATCTTTAATTTTAGCCATTTTTGTATCATCTAAATTTTCTCCATATTCTTTGTCATCATATATTAAATGAGAATAATCATTTTCATCAAATAAATAATCAAACCATTGTTTCCAATAACTAGTTTCATTCCATAAACTATTATAAAATGATATACGAATAACATATCTATCCATAAAAAATAAATATTTTAGTCTTATAGACCATGGACGATTTCCAGGTAAATCAAACAAATACTTATATTTTTTATATTCAGGCATTTCTATATAAATAGATTTATCAATAACATTTTTACCAAAAACATTTGTAAATATAACAATATTTAATGGACTTTCTGATATTTTATGTAATTTCTTTCTAAAAAAAGCAGTTGGTTGTCCAATAAAAAATATTTCATTATTAATTTTATCAGGTTCATATTCAATACATTTATTAATAACCTCATCGAAATTATATTCTTTACCTCCCATAACAACAGTTAGTATGTCAAAATTAGGAAAAATCAGTCCTGATTTTCCATCTGGTAAAGACCAATTAAAAACAGGAATATCTTCACGCCAGAAAAAACTATCTGACATATTAATAAATAAAAATGTGTCTTTTATTTTATATTTACTTAAAAAAAATGTAAATATAATATCAATGTATTTTTTTCTATTATATATATTTTGTATTTTTGTTTCTCTATATTTTGTTTCAATAATTTTGTTATCTTTTATTATAACAAATACTAAAAAAGGATATTTGTTTAAAATTTCTTGATGTTTTGTCATTAAATCATATTTTTTGTTATTAAATGACAAAATTTGTTTATCAATGAATTTTTCCATTATTATATATGAAATAATGACATAATTTATTTATCAATGATTTTTTCCATTATTATATTATATACTTATGAAATATAAATATAAACAGAATCAATATAAAATAAATTTACAATATACAGATGAACCACCTGTATCTTATAATTCTAATGAAAATAAATTATTTTTTAAAATTGCAGCAAATAATAAAACTTATTCAGCAGTAGGAGATGGTATGCATATTACTGCTGGTAATCTACAGAACAAACTTGTATATTATCAGCATATTTATCACGGTTTTCTTTTATCATATATTTGGATAAAAAATATTATTAGTAATATGAAAGATTGTTTATTAATTTCCAATAGACTGTATTTTATTGAAGGATTATTAGTTTATGGCAATATAAAAAAAATAAATATTATACCAACATATGTTGATAAAGAATATAAAGAAAGATATAATTACAGATTAGCACAATTTAAGGAAAAATTTAATAAAAAAATAATTATTGAAGAAAATACAATAAAAAATTCATACACAAATATTATTATTTATAATAGTATGTATTACAATTTGAAAGATTTGAATAATAATAAATACTATTATAATATATATTGGGTAGCAAATGCCTTAAAACACTTGAAAAAAAATGGAAATTTATTTTTTAGAATAACAAATATTATGGAAGATTACTCATCACAATTAATATATATTATTAGCTCATATTTCAAAAAAGTATATTATGATACACCTAGATATAAAACAGATGAACCATGGTTAAAATGTATGATTGTGTTTGAAAATTATCATAATAATAGTAATAATAATATTTTGGATGATATTTTAAATCAAGTAAACAAAGATAAAATAATAAAAAATATAATTGATGTTAAATATGATAACAAATATATTAAATTTATAAAAAAAATAATTCATATATTTGATATAAATAAATCTAAACTGTTTAAATTATTTACCAAATACTATTCTATTATTAAATATATATCACAAAATAAAATTGATGAAATGTATATAAAAAGATGTATGATTACACTTGATAAATGTATTAGATTGTGTGATGATAATAAAATAAAAGTAGCACCAGAAAATATAACAAAAAGTTATAACTATAAAATTAAAATAGCAAGTAATATATTACAAACAGCAGAAATAATATATTTTGATATTTTAAAGAAAACTAATACTGATTATCAAGAATATTTAACTACTATTGGAGAATATTATATACTAAAAATCTACACTAAATTAAGAAAAATAAAAGAAATAAAACAAAAATTTAATATTAATACATATATTACAAATTATATAGAAAAAATAACAAATTATGCTATATCAATAGAGTTTGCAAAAACTTTTGAATTATTTAGTATGTTTAATCTAATACACAATAATTCTAAAAAAATTAACATATTTCATTTACATAATACTTATGATGAGAATTGCACAAATGCAATAAAATATTATTTTACACAAACAAATAATAAAACTAAAATTAATTCAAAAATATATTTAGATACTGATAAATTGAGTGATATTATCAGTAAAAATATTGATTATTGTTATTTTGACTGTAATAAAAAAAATCCTATGTGTTTATTATCATATATTATTACTAGTCTAAAAATATTAAAATTAGGTTGTAATTGTGTATTTAAGACTCATATATCAAGAATTAATTTTCAAATATCATATCTTAATTTATTAGCATTATTTTTTGAACATATTTATATAACAAAATCAAATCTTGATACATTTGTAAATGATGAGATATATATTATTGCTAAAAATAAGAGAAAACATATTGATAAAAAAACATATAATAATATTTTAGATAATATAATATCTAATAATATAAAATTTGATATTGAACCAAATAATATTATATATAAGTCATTAATTGTGGTCATAAATGCTCACATAAATAATATGAATATGATATTATATTATTATGATAATCGTGAAGTATTGGATATGCATTTATTAAATATCGAACAACAAAAATATGATTTTATACGTGAATGGATTAATATAAATAAAATGAGTATATAATTTTTCTCCATAAATAAAACTAGCAATGCATTTTTTATTATCTTTGAGTAATTATACTTTAGATTTTTTAATTTAGGTATTGTCTGATTAGGTGTATTGATACTTTTTATTGTTTATAAAAATAATATTTTTTTTATAAATATATTATAATATGCAAAAAAAATTAAAATTAGGAGTTCATGTTGATGATCCGGATGTAAAACCTCAATCACAGGTTGTAGAACCTCAATCACAGGTTGTAGAACCTCAATCATCGGTTGTAGAATTACCAGTTGCATCATCTCAACTATATAAAAAAATTCCATTAAATAATGTCAGAAATCAATTTTTAGGCAAAAATCGATTTGAAATAACAGTTATTAGTAACTTGAGAGACATTGTCGGAAATGCTTTACAAATAATAGATATGCAATATAACAAAAGATATTTGTATACATATGGTAAAAAATTTAATTTACTGATAGATAGCCTGAATAAAACATACTATGTGTTGGATATGGAAGGTAAAGATATAGATACAGATACAGATAATAGAATTATATCAGACTTTATGTTAGATTTTGATTTAGAATTTTTTGATAAAGATTTATTCTTATCTAATAATATTGAGGTTTATATATTAGATAGCGTATTTGGTTGTTTTATGCATAACAATAATAAAACTATTCAAGACAAATTAGCATATCTTAATCGTAGATTGCAAAAAAAATGTCCAGATATGAAATTGGTATTTGATAATTATTATAATTTAGAAGGAGATTTATCTATATTATTTGATTACAAATATGATTCCTATATATTATGTTTGTATTATAATAAAAATTGTATATCGAGTATATTGTTAAAATTCATAGATAATAGATTTGAAATAAATAGTAATACTAATCCTCATTATGGTAAAAATAAATATAATAAATTATTGAGATGTGTTCTTATAATTATTTGTTATGGATTTGTGTGTAATGATACTATATTAACTTATTTAGAATCAAATCCTATTAATCCTATATCATCTTGGTTGTTGATTAGTAATTTTGAAACAATAGTTACTAACAACGATGGAACAGTAAGAAAAGACTTTAATACAGATACATATGAAGCAAAACAACAAACTAAAGAAATTCTATTTACAACCAAACCAAGAATTTTTATTTATGTTCCTCTAAATATTAACAATTTTACAATAGCAGATAAATTATTTGATATATTGGTTGATTTAAATGGTAACGAAGCAGAAATTATTACGTGTGCTAAACCACAACCAGCTATACTATCATCAGCCACATCACATCAAGATAATACACTAGAACCAGCCACAACACCTAGATTACAATTTGTAAAACCTCAAGCTGTAGAATTATCAGCTGCAGCACATCAAGATAATACACTACAACCAACTGTATCATCTCAATCACCAATTCTTAGTGGTGGTTCATCATATACTTACTATAAATGTAAATATCTAAAGTATAATTCAAAAAATAAAAAATTATAATTCATTTCTAATTATTTGCTCATATACTTTTGCAAATAATTTATCAATATACTCTGTTGTATGTTTTTTTTCTAAATATTTGTTATCTATTTTTCACAAATAGATATAATTAATCCATAAAGTATTTCAATTTCTTCTATCATTTTGTATATTGGTATTATATATTTGTCTCTGATATTTGAATATTCTATTGGTTCCAATATATATTGATTTGAGTTATCTTTTTTTGTTATATTTGTAGCTGAACTAATCGATACATACACTATATAATTTGGTTCATTTTACAGCGGGGACTATTTTAAATGACACGAATTATATCAAAAAAATAATATTAACACCCACTATAAAAATTTGATTATATCAGCTAATGTTAATTTAGCTTCCAGAAATATTAATACTTCTGAACCATCGTGAAATGGGAATGGATTTAATTTGCCTCTACTATTTCTCGTGTAAATTGTAAAGGTCTTTTTCCTGTTCTCTTTAATGTTTCTATTATATACAACATATTTTGAACTGCATTTTTATCTCTATTATGATATATTTTACAAATCTGGACTGGTTCTTGCTCTCCATCTGGATTAACGACTTTATGTCGCAGAAGACCATTCACTAATATGCTCTTATTTTTTTTCTTATCTTTTGGTTTATTACTATTTCTAATCATAAATTTTTCTAATTCATTATGACAATGATTACATAATTTTGATGTTCTAAATTCATTTATTAAATATGTCTCATAATTAGCATTATTAAATATTTTTCGTAATCGTTTATTTATTGTTGGTTCTACTCCTTTCATATGTGTATTTCCTTTATCATAATCTCCTATTACAAATATAATATCTTTAGGTTTTCCATATTTATTTTCAAAATTTTTTATTAATTTACTTTCGCTTTTTTGTATATTTATAAATCTATTTAATTTGAATTTTCTAAATAATTCTTGTTCATAATGAGCAAATAATGTTATATTTAATTTATTCTTTTCTGATACATATTTTTTGAATTTATCATAATCATTTGTTTTGCTATTATACTCACTTAATTCTGTTTCTAATTGCTTTACTGTTTTATCGTTTATTATAGTTTCTTTATTTTTAGTATCCATAATTTTACTGTATTTTTTCATTCTTGATTCTAATCTTCTCTGATTTTGAGTGTATCTAAATGTCTCTAATTTTCCATCACTATTTTTTGAACCACAATAGATTAAATCTGCAAGATTTGGATCAGCACAAACTATTTTTTTATTTTTCATTTCTTGTGTCCATTCTACATTTTCAATATATCCTGTCATATTGTCTTCTTTTGTTCGTTTTTTCTTTAATGGTTTTCCATCTAACCCATTTCTAATAAATATAATACTTGCTGAAACACCATCACTTCTAATCATATGATGAAAACTATATTTATTTTTTTTGAATACTCGTTTATTTGTCTTGAAAATTCTCTCCCATAATTGTTCTTGATTTTCACCTTCTTTGTATGTTTTAAGAATATTTGTTGTTGGTTCATCACCCAAAAAGTTTTGTATTAATCCACAAGTATCAATAATTATATTTTTGGCAATAATATTTGTTCTTAATGGTAAAACATTAAATAATCTAATTTTATGAGTATCTTTATTATAAAATTTCTCTATCTCAATACCTAAATATATAAATGATTTCAAATAATCTATTGTGTTCGATTTAATATCATACAATATACTGTTTTTGTCATATGTTTCTTTTTTTGGAATAATATTTTTTCTAACTTGTTTTATCCATCTATGATATTTATTGTCTGACTTTTTTTCATCATCTAAACTTAATAAATCATATTTGACTTTATTGATTTCTTCATATAAATCTTTCTTTAATTTTTTTCTAATTTCTATATCTTCATTATCTTTTGTTATTTGTTCCATTTTTTTATAAATATTATATTTTAGATTAACCAGTTTATTGAAATGTTGAACAAAATGTTCTTTAATATTATTTTCAATGTTAGTTATCATATCAATTGCTTCATATGGTAAAATATAACTCAACTTATCATAATACAATTTTTCATTTTCATCAACAGTTGATTTATAATGTTCTTTATAAAAATTAGTTAATGATTTAAGTTGTTGAGGCATATTATCATCTCTATATCCACCACTATTACATTTTCTAATTGTAATAACTTTGAAAATATCACAAATAAATTCTTTGTCTATTTTTGGGAATGGTTTATTTTCTTTGTATAAATAAAGACAATATAATTTAAGAAAATTATATGAATGTATGACAATTTTATTTGTTCGTATTGCTAATTCATTAATTATGTCTAATGAACTGTCATCTTTAATAATATTCTTTATATTGTCCTTGTTTGTTTTCATAAAGTCAAAATTATCTTCTTCTTTTTTCTTTGTTTTAACTTTTACTTTGCTCTTCATCTTATATATAATATATTTTTATATTTTTAAATATGTTTAAAACGCATTTAAAAATTTATGATAAATAAAATATGTTTAGTCAAAATATTGTTTGTATTGTGGGTTAGTTATGAAATCAGTCCATTTGTTGTATATTTCGGGGTCGGACATTATCCGTTCTTTTGTTCTATACTTAATTTGCGATTGATTAATCCATCTTCCAAGAATTTTTATTTCATCATTTTTATCTATTTGTGATGGTCTTTTATTATTTAAATTTATATAATTTTTAACTCTATTCAGTTTATCTATCCATATTTCTTCATTGGATTTAAAAAAAATATTATATTTTTCATCATTTATAAATTCGTTCCATAAATTATAAATTTTTTCATTACGCATATTATTTATTTTTGTTTTATAATTTTTTTGATTACCATTAATCCATTCAGCAAGTTGTTTAATTTTAATATCTTTACTACTATTAGAAGGTCTTTCATTATTTTCATCTATATATTTTTTTAGATTATATAATTTTTCTTCCCATTGTATTAATTGTTTATCTATATTATTTATAAAAAGTTTTTTATATTTATCATTAGTAATAAATTGTTTCCATATACTGTATATTTCATCATTTCCCATTCCATTTTTTTTTGTAATAAAATTTCTTTTTTGTGAGTTAATCCATTGTGTTAATTGTATATCACCAGATGATATATTATTAGTTTCATCAATATATGTTTTTACTTTTTCAAACATTTGTTTCCATTTTTCTTCATTTGTTAATAAATATTTACTATAATTTTCATCATTAATAAACTCAGTCCATTTATTATATATATTTTTATTTTTCATACATTCTTGTTTTAATATATAATTTTCTCGTTGATTACGTAGCCAACTTGATATTTTTTTTTCGATTTCATCCGTGCTTTTTTGCATTGGTTTATTTTTATGCGAAATTATAAAATTTTTAAGATGTTCTAATTTATTAGACCATTCTTGTTCATTTGACAAAAAATATTTATTATACTTTTCTGAATCAATAAATTCAGTCCATTTGTCATATATTTCAGGATTTTTCATAATGTGGTCTTTTTTTTTATAATTTTGTTGTTGATGTGATAACCATATTCTTAATTTTTTTTCTTCATAATTCTTCTTTGTTTCTAATGGTAATCTATCATTTTCATCAATATACTTCTTAACTTCTTCCAACTTTTCTTCCCAACTAATACATCTAAACTCTTTCACACCAATAATATATTTTTCTACTAACTTATTATCTGCATCACATCCTTTATCAACACCCTCAACAAAAAATCCAATATTATTTACCTTTATTTTATCCTTAAACATTATATTATACTCTTTAATACCACTCAATGTTTCTAAAATTTTATCATATTCATCACACCAAATAAATATATTTCCAACTTTGAAAGAATTTGATTTATTTATTCTCATACATCTACTCATTCTTTGAATAGTTCTTATTTTTGATTTGGTTGGATATGTTATAAATATACTATCACAACTTGGTATATCAATGCATTCATCTAATATTCTCACACTAAATAATAATTGTATATCAGTTCCTTCTCTAAAATCATCTAAAACTTTTATTCTTTGTTTTTCTGTATTTGATGCTGTTATTTGGTTCATTCTAATATCCAAACAATAAAATTCATTCAATTTATTCATTGCTTCAATCATTAAATTTATTTCATTGGTGTCTTGACAATAAATGATACATTTTTTAGAACCATTATTAAGCAAACAACTAAAAAAGAAATTACATTTACCTTTAATAACTTTATCAATCTCGTATATAGAAAGTTCTTTATTTAACTGACTATTATCTTCATGTATAGATGGCAACCAAATTTTATAATCTGTAATAAATTTATTTTCAATCGCTTCATTAAAATTCATTTTATAAAATATTTCACCAAATATATGTTCAGTGTCTTCCATTTCATCTTCTAACTCATATACTCTTGGTGTTGCTGACATAAACATAATTTTATGTTCTGAATTTAGAACTTTATAAAAGTCATCTTCTTCATCAATAATATTATTTTTAGACAAATTATGAAACTCGTCTATAATTATTAATGGATTATCTGTTTTATCTAAAACTTGTATCAAACAATCAATACTGCAAAAAGTAGATGATATTATAAATGATTTATTAGATTTAATGAATTTTTTAATTTCTTTAACATCTCTACAACCATCAGAACTTACTAATAATGTTTTATTTTCATACCCATATTCAATATATCTATTAAGGTTTTGTTTAGCAAATTCCTTTAATGGACTTAATATAATAATTTGTTTGAATTTTTGAGAAATTAAATAAGATGTCATTGTTTTACCAGTTCCACACGGCATTGATAAAATACCTCTATTAGAAATCTTAAAATGTTCTGTAAATTTATTAACAGCAATTTCTTGATAATCATATGGTTCGTATTTTTCTAAAACATTGTTTTCTTCAATAATATTTTGTATAAATGGATGTTTGATATATTCAATTCTTTTATTTTTTGGTAGAGACAATATATTTTGTGATAATTTATCAGTGTAATAAACATATCCTTTTAGTGTATCAAGAGTACTTATCCAACACATAAAACCTGCTAAATCTTCAATCTTAACACCTTTCTTATATCCATTTTTACATTGAACTAAACTACATTTATCATTTTCAACCTGAATGACATCAATTCCAGTATCTCTTAATGGATTTGTTTTATTTTCTATTCTTTTTAATCTATTATGATTATGAGAACCGATAATATTATTTTGTAAAAGTATAGTTTCTGGTGTATCTTTCCATAAATAAGCAGGAAATTTTAATTCATTTATAATGTAATCTCTTATTTGAATTTCGTATAAATATCCTTTATCTTGATTATTCATTGTAAATATATATACTGATATATGTTTATAATATTATCTAAATAAATAAGTTTCAATTTTTGTGATAATAAATTTATTTAAAAAATAAGATGATATATAAATGACAAATGGAAGAATACAAATATTTTTGTGAAAAGTGTAATTATGGAACTAATATAAAAAATTCTTATAATAAACATAAAGAAAGTAATTTACATATAGAAGGAATAAGAAAAAGTAAAGAGAAAAAAGAACAAGTAATATATAAATGTGATTTATGCGATTATAAGTCAATTAATAATTATAATTATAATACACATAAATTAAACAATCATTCTGATAAAAATAAAAGAAAAGAAAAATTTAAATTTTATTGTGATAAATGTGATTTTGGAGTATTTACACAGTCTATGATAGATAGACATAATGAAACATTAAGACACAAACGACTAAATCCTTAATTTTTTGTAATTTATATTTAAAAATATATGGGTAAGCATAAATCAACAGACTATAAATTATCAGCAGTAAAATATTATCTTAATAATGATAATCAAAGTTTAAGTAAAACTTGCGACATTTTTGAATGTTCCAAATATAGTTTAGTGCGATGGGTTAGAAGATATATTTCTACTGGTAATGTTAAAAATAAAGAAAGAAAAGAAGGAGCATATAAAATAAAAAAAGAACATGTTAGTTTTATTATTAACCTTATAAAAAGAAAACCGACAATAACATTAACTGATATATTAGGATATTTTCATAAAAAATTTATAGACATAACATTATCAAAAACACATTTAACAAATATTATAAAATACGCTAATTTATCTTATAAAAAAATTCAGATAACACATAAACCAGACACAAGATATAATATTCCAATTAATTATGATGAAGAATATAAAAAATTTTATAAAAAAATAAAAAAATATGATATAAATAACATTATATCAATTGATGAGTCATCAATTAATGTTGGTTTATCAATTAATAAAGGACGAGAAGAAATTGGTAAAAGATTAGATAAAATCACAAAAAATAATAAAGTGTTTGTTAAATATACTTTAATTATGGCTATCACAACCAAAGGTGTTTTAGATTGGATATTATATGAAAAAGGTGGTTCAGACCATTGTAGATTTATTGAATTTCTAAAAAGGTTTTTAACTAATAGAAACAAAAAATTAATATTAATGGATAACGCAAGTTGTCATAGAAATCAATTAGTTAAAGACTATATAATAAGTTCTAAAAATGATTATGTCCATATTTTGCCCTATTGTCACTTTTTAAATCCAATAGAGAAGTTTTTTAATCAACTTAAATATTATATGAAAAGAGATGAACCTTAATAACAAAATCTTTGATTTTGTTATTAAGCTACTTTAGAAAAAAAACTTTGTTTTTCTTCTAATGAACCTATGAGTTATAATTTAATAAAACAATCTATAGTTAAATCTATTAAATATATTAAACCTAATACTTATATAAATTACTTTAAATCATCTTTAATAAAAACTAAAAATGATATTAAAGAAATAAAAATGAAATATAGAAAAAAATCTAAAATTTATAAAGATTAAAAAATAGTGTCATTTAAAATAGTCCCCGCTGTATAAAACAAAATCAAATCTTAATACATTTGTAAATGATGATATATATATATATTATTTCTAAGAATAAGAGAAAACATATAATAATGTAAAATTTGATATTGAACCAAATAATATTATATATAAGTCATTAATTGTAATCATAAATGCTCACATAAATAATATGAATATGATATTATTATGATAATAGTGAAGTATTGGATATGCATTTATTGAACAACAAAAATATGATTTTATGCATGAATGGTGTAATATAAATAAAATGAGTATCTAATTTTGTATTTTTCTATAAAAAATTTTTAACAAATTATAATGATTTTTAAATAAGTTAAAAAATTATTATTTTTTTATCCTATACAATTATATGAGTAGTGATACAGAATCAAAAATTAATTTTCTGTCTGGCTTTACTAAATCACAATTAGACAAAATTAGATTTGAAGTAAAAGTTAAAGACAGTAATTTGCTAATAATTGATAAAATGTTTAATGAAACATATTTGTATGAAGGGTTTTCTATCATTTTACTAGTAGATAAAGAAAAAAAAATATACTATTTATTAAATAAAGATGGTCAGGATATATTAGAAGAAAATAAAATAATTACTGGTTCAACAGAACAATCTACTTTTCTGTTTATTGAAGATATGCTAGAAAAAGGAATTAACATGAAAATATTAATTAATAAAAATTGTTTTATAAATAACAATTTTGATATAATTCAAGAAATTTTAGAAAATTTTAATAGATTACTGGCAAAAAAATGTCCAGATTTGAAATTAGTATTTAACATTCATTATAATTTACAAAGTTTTGAAGATAATACTTATAATACATCAATATTATGTTTATATCATTATGAAAGTTGTATATCAAATATATTACTAAAAGTCAAAAATGATATATTAGAAATAAATAATTATAGTAAAAATAAATATAATAAATTATTAATATGTGTTGTGATACTCATTTGTTATCAATTAATATGTAATAATATTCAAGTAAATAATTTATTATTATATACTATTAATGATATAGAGTTAAATTTTTTTGTCACTAATTTTAATACAATAGTAAGTAATGAAAGTGAAAATATTTATAAAATTATTGTTTGTTTGAATGAAGAAAATTATCATAAAGCATATCAATTATTCCCAAAATTGGTTACTTTGATAGATAAAGAAGCTCCAGTTGTAATACATCAAGGTGCAAGGGGATGTTATATAAATCCTCCTTTGAATTGTAAAAATCCTCAACTTAACATAAAATATAAAGATGTTTTGCCTAATGGTAAATATAAATATGGTATTAAAATTATAGACCCAATAGGCTCAGACCAAATAGTGAATGAACTTAAAATTGCTCGTATTCTTTATACTATTGATCCAAACCAAGAATATTTTATATATTTGATACCAGAAGAAGAATGTCATATTATTGAAAATCAATATGTTAAGAATGCTGCAGGGTGTAATGAAATTAAAAGTAAAACTATAGGTTATTTTGTTAGAGATGCTGGTATAATATTTAAATCATTTTTGGATGACCCTGAAAATTATGGTGCTGGTAAAACAATTAATTCTATTTCATATTTTATTGGACTAATAATACATTTACTCATGGCATTAAAAATATTATTTGATAATGATTTATTATATGGTGATTGGCAAAGTTATGATAATATTATGTTTGATGAAATTGAAGGTAAACCTAAATTTATTGATTTTGGATTAACTTGTTCATTAACAGAAACATGCATAAAAAATTTAGAAAACGAAGAACGCATAAAAATGCCAAGAGATAAGATAGATGAAGAAAAAATTAAACAAATAGTTGATGCAGAATTACAAAAAAATCCTATTGATAAATATGACAATTATGCATCTAAGTTTGAAGTTGAATGTATATTGGGGTTATTTAGAGGTTATATTAATAATTTAGTGTGTTTTAAACATTATGATAGTGTGTATGATCAGTTAAACGCTATACTAAATCCCGTAGAAGGCAATAAGCAATATGATATTAAAAAAGGTTTTAAACAAAAGAAAAATGTTAATACTGCTTTAGGTGAATTAAACGCATTAAAATTTAGACTTGATAATCCACTCAAACAAGATGGTGGAAATTATTTATATACAAAATATCTAAAATCAAAATTAAATTATCTACAACTTTTGAAAATGTATGAATTAGTTTTCTAAATATTATATATTTTCAACTTATTAGCATTAAAATTAAAAAATATACATTTATTTCTAATATGATAAATGCATAATAATTTTTAATTAACTCAATATAATTAAAATAAATAAATAAATATATAATTCAACATATTAGTTTTTAGATTTTTATTGTTAATATTATACTGAATAATTTTGAAAGCGAACACAAATTATTTATAACTGTATATGATCTATCATAAATTAATTTTCTCATAAGTTGATTATTAGTAATGCTTAATGGCAAGATTTTTAATTGATTTTTGAATAATATATAAATAAAATAGTCCCCACTATAATAAAGTTATCTAATAATATAATAATAAAAAAAGTAAATCAATTTTTTTATTATAATAAATATTTTCAAAAATAAATTAAAATTATTCAATAATACGAATATTTTTACTATCAATCTCTGCCTCTCCATCTGCAAATACCAATCGGATAGTTTTTGTATCAGATATTTGACTAACATTTCTAATAATCTGACCATATGTATCCAACACCACCGCATATCCTTTTTGCAAATTATTTGTCAAACTATATGAATTATTTTTAACTTCCAATATTTCTATCATACCTCGCAAACTATCAAACTTATCAGTTATTATTCTTTTTGCTTTTTCCAAATACATATTTAATAAATTACCTGATTGTTCGATATATTGGGTTGGCGAACATATGCTTTTTTCTAATTGTAATATTTGATGTTTATATGATTCAATCATACGGCTAATTGTATTTTTTTTATTTGATGCTAAACTTTCAATCCGACTAAGTAGTTGAATAGATTTTGCTTGAGATGCAGATACCAATTCAGCTGCTGCGGTGGGAGTATGAGCCCTCATATCGGCTGCATAATCTGATAACATTGTATCAACTTCATGTCCAACTGCTGAAATGATAAATATCGGAGAACTATTTATTGCTTCCACAATACCTTTAGCCGAAAATCCCATCAAATCTTCAAATGATCCACCACCTCTTCCTACAATCAAACAATCTATTTGATAAGTTTTATGTAGCTGATTAAAATATTCAATCCCACATACAACAGATTGTTCGCATCTCTCACCCTGCACCAAACAGTTTTTTACTAATATTTTACCCTTAAAATTATTTTTTCGTAGTGTTGTCAGCATATCTTGCAAAGCCGCACCAGTTTGAGCGGTCAAAATTCCTAATCGTTTGATAGTGCGGGGAACTGATTTGTTTGCTTTTGATTTTGAAAAATATCCAATCTTATCAAACTCTTGTTTTAATTTTTCATAATTTGCATGTATGTCTCCACATCCAATCTTTTTAATATCTGATGCACGGATAGAATATGTACCATTCTTAGAATAACAATTAATTTTTCCAATCACCACCACACTATCGCCATCACATACATCAAATTTTTGATTCCATGCTGCTACACGGATTTGTGATTGTTCATCCCTCAGTGTTAGGTAGATTGACCCATTTGATTGTTTGAGTTCAGATATCTCGCCCACAATAGCCAGATTGCATCCCATTCCTTTATTCAATATATCCCGAATACTATTATTTAATTCTGATACTGTTTGTGGAACAATTTCTTTTTTATTCATATGGTTTGATAGTATGATATTATTATTTATCGTATATATCAATTTGTTTTCAATTTTCTTAAAAATTGAATCATATATTATTTGCAAGTATAATTATATATATAAAATTATATTCAAATGACTCACCTTGTTATTCTTCACCGAGGTATATTTGGTTCTCCGCTTACAGACATTCAGAACTATATGAAGAAAAATTTGGGTTGTATGTATGATATTATTGATACAGATATTGATGATTTTTATCATACCACCAGAGGTATAGAGTATTGTGGAATCAGACTTGCATCACATATAATAAAAATTATAAATTTATCTAATTCATATAAGCAAATATCATTTATCGGACATTCATTTGGTGGAATTATAATCAGATATGCGGTAGGTATTTTGTATGAGAAAAAGATATTTGATAAAATTATACCATCAGTTTATATTTCAATCAGTTCGCCACATATGGGAATCTATCAATCAGTTCAGACTATTGGTTGTATATGTGTTAGAAGTATTACAAAATATATGTGTGGACAAACCGGAAAAGAAATTCTATTCAAAGATAATAAAAAAATATTAGTAGAGATAAGCAAACCAGATTCTTTGTATATCAGAGCAATCAAATTATTTGATAAAAGAATACTTTATGGAAATATAATCAAAGATTCATATACACCTTTTGAAACATCATGCATTTATCCTTATCGAATCATATCAGTAGATTGTGGTAAGATAAAAGAAATTGATAGATATTTGTCAGATACAAATATATCTAACAAATATGTTGAAGAAATTTATAAAAATCTAAATAGTATTTGTTGGATACGAAAATGTGTCGATTTATCCACACACACAATACCACATATAGCAATAATTGGTAGAAACATATTAGGAAAAATTATCAATTATATGATTATTGATGATTGTATGAGATATTTGAGAGAACAAAATATTATATCAAAATTATAATCTAATCTTTAATATCTCTATTTGTTGTAGTGGCTAAAAATAAATTTCCACGCTCTGCCATCTTATTTCTTATATGATTTATTTTTATATTATCAAACGGTGGATATTCTGGTTCAAGAACATATATCTGCACATCAGTTTTGTGATTAGAAGCTAATTTTAACATAAATTTTATATAACTATAATCCGCAATACAATTATTATAAGTTATAACTATTGGAATGATGGGAAATCCAGCTGTAAAGGCACCAGTTCTAAAAGAAATAAGTGTTTGTGGATGAGTTATTCTACCTTCTGGAAATATACACACTGACCCATATTTTTCAACATGATTTTTTATTTTATCTACTGTATTACTACCTGAATAAGAACGTTTAACTAAAACATTAGGAACAATTTGATATATTTTTTTCATAAATATATTATTTGATGTAGCACTATTTGATACAAATCCAGTTCGTAGCATGTCAAATAATACAAATGAATCTAAATAACTACTATGATTTGCTATATATATTCTGTTTCCATGTATTTTTTCCAAATTATCTAACCCATCAATAGTTATTTTAATACGACTTAATGATAATATTTTTCTATTTAGACTTACCACATCATCAATTGTTTTCATAAATATTCTTTTTAACAATATATCTAATATTTTTGGAATATTAAATAATATACGATGAATTATTATATTGGTATTCTCATATTTTGTAAGTGATAAGTTATCTATAAATTTTTGAACAAACATATTATTATTATGATTTACTATATATACATCTGAATTACAAAATGGACATCCAATATTTTGCACACAGTTTTTATGAAATATATGATTGCATGGAACAGAAACAATAATTTGTTTATCTGACAAACAAACATTTTTACCACATATACAATTCAAATTAACCATATTCATATTATTTGCTTTATTTATATATGATTATCAATAAATTTTTTTGTTCGTCATTCAATAATTTATTTATTTCTTTAAAGAATTTATAATGTTAAAACAAATAATAATTATTATATTAATTATCGCCATATCTTTTAGTCTATATACAAAGATATACAATCATCCATATAAATTAAATTCTGATAAAGAATATCATACAATTATTGATTATCTGAAGGATTCTGGAAAAGAATTTGGAGAACAACCAGCACTCCGAACTCGAATACAAAAAAGTTGGAATACTGTTAAATATAAACAATATTTAGAAAATGTAATTAATTTTTCACAAAGTATTGATTATTGGATACCCGCACATACCAATATAGGTATTATGGGATACAACTCACCTGGATGGTTTTATGCACATTTGGGAACTATGATGTGTGGTAGAGCATCCGTATGTGTTGATTCAGATATATTGGAAGAAGAATTAAAACATATAATTAAGGAATCGCATATAAGTCTTTTTATAGTTGAGGGAGAAAAACAAATTAGAAAATTAAAATCAGCTGATGTTAATCTGATAGTTTATTATACACCTATCTGTCAAGATGATTTTGAAGGAATGCTTCTATGTAGTATGGGAGATTTTTTATCAAAAAGAAAAAAAACAAAATATAATGTTAAAAAAAATCAGAAAGCATTAATATTATATCAAGATGGAGAGAAGCATTCTTACACTCATTCAGATATTATCAAATATGCTAAAAATATGACAAATTCAATAATATTAGCAGGAGAAAAAATCATCTCTTATTCTGAATCATGTAAACTTAACAGATTAATATCCGATATCTATCTGCCTATTATGACACATAGTATGGTATTTTTTGCACCAGCGGATACAAATCTCATCAAAATACTAAAAGATGTCAAACCAACTGTTTTTGTTGCCACACAAACAATATGGGAAAATATTTATAAAAAAGTAAAATCTCAGATAGGACTTGTTGAATCTAAATTTAATATTATAGTAAATCCTAAAAGTAATTGTCAAATTGTAAAACAATTCGATGATATGGGTATCAGATTATATGGTTTAATGGATACATATCAACTGATGAGTATTTGCGTATTAGAATGGTGGAAACCAAATAGTGTGGGAAAACTAGATGTTAGGATTAATTCAAATGGTATGATTGAGCAGAAAATTGGAAAGAATCTGATATCTACCAATCAAAAAGGATTTATTGATGCGGATGGATTTTTATTTTTAGAATAAATTATCTACCAATCAAAAAGGATTTATTGATGCGGATGGATTTTTATTTTTAGAATAAATTATCTACCAATCAAAAAGGATTTATTGATGCGGATGGATTTTTATTTTTAGAATAAATTATTCACCATCCTTGCTATAAATCGGAATATCAGTATCCTCAACTATCTTTTCTCTCTTTTCTTTTTTACTAGACTTTGATTTTTTTTTCTTTGCTTTTTTTGATTCTTCAACTTCATCTTTACTCATAAATGGACTTTTTGATTGCTTATCTTCTTCTGATTGTTTGGTTGGTTGTTGCGGTTCTTTTTGAGATACTTCTGATTGTGTTGCTTGCTTTGCTTGCTGTGCTTGCTGTGCTTGCAATGCTTCTCGTAGTTGTGATTCTTTTTGTGCTTCTTGTAGGTGTGATGCTTCTAATGATTGTGGTGTGTGTAATCTTTTAATTTCATTAAGTCTACTCATTATTAGTTGTCTTTGCTCATCAGAATATGACCCATCATCTGTCTCGGGTTCATTAGAAGTTGAATAATATTTTGTCAAACAGTATGCGATTGCAAAATCTATACCCATCACATAATACAAATATTTTTTAACATTATTAAGAAAATCAGTATGTGAATACAAATAATAATGCAACACCGTATATACTATTGAGCCTAATATAAATATTATCAAATATTTACGTTCAGATGTATTTGTGGATATTTGTGGAATTCTACTTAGAATTGTATAAAACATTATTATATTATATTTATTTATAATATAATTTTGATTCAGAACACAATAAAAATTGAAAATATATAATTATTGATTGTACTAATCAAATTATATAACATTTTATTCAAATAGCAATTCATTCAAAATGAGTTTCTTCAAACAACTTCTCTTTTCTCTGCTTCGTGCAGCTGCTGCAAATAAAAATTGTATGTTGATAACTCCAAATCAACCAGAAGTAATTTTCAAAAAACTAACACATGCTTCTTCTATGAAGGGCTTGCGTTTTAGCATGGAGGCTAAGAACCAAATTCAAATTTGTTGGCAACATTCTCCTCCAGAACCATCTTTTCTGTGGGATGTTCTTCAACATCTGCAGACACTTCACAGCTATTTGGTTGAAAATCTAATTTTTAATTGCGAACCATCCACTCAATCAATCACAATTCCCGCACATCTAGTTGAAAGCCGTTTCTTTGAGTATCCGATTGAAAAAACCTGTCAAACTGATTCTATTCAACTCATCTTGGCATCAAATCCAGATTTGTTTGAAGGCTGGGAAATTGATGAGGAAGCAAATGAAGCTTTGATGCTTGGAGACTATTGGTCAGAAGGTTGTGAGCCTTACTCTCTGCCACCCAGAACCATCACTCTCCAAAAAATTGTCTCCCAAGACTCCTAATTGGAAATATTTTTTTTATTCAACTCATATAATTTTTGTTTCACATGGTTTCCGAATCAGATGATTCATCATCTGAATCAGATTTTGTTGGAACAATATAATCAGGATTATTTCTTACCTGATTTAGTTTTATTATATTCTGAGGAATCGTATTCTCAATATCATTTCCTAACTTTCCATATCTTTCTTTTTCTCTCATACTCAAACTATATTTTAATATATCTATAAAATTACTATCTGTTTTTAAATTCATCATATGTTTGATAATATTATTTTTATTAGGTGATTTGGTAACAATTGCTGGTTGAAACATAGTCTGGTAAGATTTAATTTTTTGTGTATGTTCTTCATCTATTTTTTGTATAGTCTCTGATGGATTTGTCTCAAACTCATCTACATATTTTTTCATAATATTTTCTTGAATAGTTGAACTTTGCGAACTTAAAAAATCTTCCAACAATCCCTTATCTGTCACTAACTCATATGTGTAGGTTCCTTTGACTACTTTGTTGATATAATTATTAGGTTTTTTGATTTCACTCAATGATTCTTCTGAGATTGTAAAATATAAAAAATAAGCACACAATCCACCAGATACAAATTTCCTATCATAAGATACTGACATATAACATACTGGTAGCTTGGGATTTTTTAACAAATACTCAGCAATAATATTACACCAATACATTTTTGCCGTCACATCATATTCTCCAACTCTACATATATATTGTGTATTATTATGTTGATCATCTAATTCTATTGCTTCATCCTGTAATTTATCATCATTTTTAATAATTCCCAAATATTTGACCATACAAGAATCCGCATATCCTAATGTTTTTACTCTAAAGACTGGATAATATTGTTTTAATTCTTCTCCCTCAATAACTTTTTTTGTTGCCATATGAGACAATTATCTGATATGATTCCTTATATGAAATATAAAATATATATTTACTTGATAAATAATTCAAATATTTTTTTTGATTCTTTGGGGATTATAGAACATATAACTAATTCGGCTCCATTACTCATCTTTAATAATTCATGATACAATAATTCTTTTTTTTCCGAATGTGTATCAGCCAACCAACTATTGCGACTTATACGAACTGAATTTAGATTGCTTGTATCATATTTATTATTGTATCTCAGATGTGCAACATTAGACAAATAACCACAAAGAAGTGCAGCAATCACTCTATCATCCAATTTATATGTCATAATATCAGGAACATTATTTTTTTTTGTATATGTAGGGATAATGGTTCGTAATTTTTCTTTAATTTTTCTAAAATATTGTGTAGTTTTTTTTAATGTTTCTTGTCGGAGAAAATGTTTAAATGTCCATTGATTTAATTTATTCATATCTGCTTTAATATTCAGATAATGTGAATAAATTTTAAGCAAAGATAAATGATCACCATATTTATGTGAGAGTTCTTTTTTGGCTTTCTCAAACTTTTGCGTCATATTGGATTTTGAATCTGAGTCTGGAGTAGGAATACTAAATAATTTTCCAATATTATCTTGCATCGCATCTAACAGTGCAATAATAGCTATTACTTCTTTAGAACAATTAAATTCATATCCAGTCAGCACCGCCACTCCTTGAGCGGGTTCTAACTGCATATCTGCTACAATCTTCCCAAGTTTGTTGATAGAGTCATATTGAATTAATCCCAGATTAGTCAACTTATTGATAGCTTGCTTGATATATTTTAAATTAGGAGGTTCGATGAAATTTTGCAAACAATCTGTCAACACATCAACAGATTGGATAGAGTCTAATGCGAGCAATCTTAAACATTCACCATAAATATTACTTGTCCGAATACTCGGTTGAGGAAAATCCTGCATCGCCTCATACTCTTTCTGAGTATATAGATGATAACAAGTTCCGGCAGATGTGCGTCCGGTTCGCCCCATTCTTTGTTTTACTTGTGCTTTAGTGATAAATTTCTTTTCTATCAGATTACAATCTATTTCGGGATCATATGAAGAGAAGTTTTCATATCCTGAATCAATAACAAATTTAATACCATCAATTGTCAAAGAACTTTCTGCTACATTTGTTGAAACTGCTAATTTTCTTGATTTACCAAATTTTGTTTTGTAAATTAATTTATCAATCGCATACTCTTGTTTTTCTGGATTCATATCTGCAAAAACTTCCACACAATAACATTGTTCACTAACCGTTGTATAATTTGCACTCAACTTCTTACATACATCAAATGCCTCATTAATACTCGGAACAAAAAATAATATATCACCATCATCAGTTGTTGATAAAATTTTTTGAACAATTTCTAATCCCTTTGCTACATATTGATTTTTATCAATTGATTTCTCTGCATAAATAGACTCAATCGGATAGTTTGTTGCTCCACCAACATCAATATGATGATATTTCATACCCTCAAAATAATTTGCAAAAATGGTTTGATTAACTGTCGCACTCATTATAATAAGTTTAAAATCTTTTCGTAGCTTACATGTATTACGTAATAAATATAATAAAAAATCTATCTGAACTTTTCTTTCATGTGCTTCATCTATCACCACCGCATTGTATGCTTTTAATTCTGGGTCTTTAAGAAGTTGAGCAACAATCGTTCCATCAGTTGCATACATTAATCCAGATTCAATATTAGAATATTTTTTATCCGAACCCTTAAAATTAAATCCAATATTTACTCCTAATTGTACATCCAGAGTGCGAGCTGAGAATTGAGCGGATGATTCAGCGAGTATTTGTTTGGGTAACGTTATACCAACTAATCCTTTATAATCAAATGAATGCCAAACATATTTAGGCATCAAAACAGTTTTACCAGAACCAGTTCCTGATGTTAATAAGATTACTTGATTATCTGATATGTCTTTGATTATTTGTTTAGCATTTTGATATGCTGGAAATTTACTCCATACTTTTGCTAAATTTCTATACTCATCCGAATATGGTTTGTTGGTTACCGGATTATCATATTTTCCTTCTGGGTCTAATATTCCACGATTCTTCATATAATTTGATTATGAAAATAAAAAATAATAAATAAAAAAAATTTATCAAACACCTTCTAGAAGAAGAGTCTTTTGATGAATCGTACCGCCAAAAGTGCCGGATATTCAATCCAGTTAATCACCTTGTCACAAACCCCATAAAAGCCAGTATTGGGGGTCTGATACAACTCAGCAAAAAATGGAGAACACGGTGTATAGGGTGCAAAATTCAACAAAACCATTAGAAGATGGCTTCCCCAAAAAAGAACGATTTGGGGGACAAGAAGGAAGACAAAGTAGCCCATCACTACTTCCTCGTTGTCAGTGAAAATTACGCCAACAATATAGCCCACCGCCGTGTAGGCAAAAAATTTGGCAAACATGCCGAGAGAAATTGCAACAAACAGCATAAACGAGTCGCAAGACATGCTGAAATTGAAAAGTCTGTTAGAGAGAGAGTAATATATGGTATATAATAGATAATTTAGTTTAATTAAATTTCAATTTTTATTATATAATGAGTTTTACAAGTATATATAAGTATACCAGATATATTGATGATACTCGAATCAATACAAACCAATTTAATAAATTTATGACTAATTTTGTTAAGCTACACAATCATACTAAGTTTTTGAGTGATAATTTTTCCAAATATATAAAAATATTAGAAGAAGTATATGATTTTATTTTATTAAATCTTATACATATTAAAATTCGTGTAGATGGGTATGATAATTATATGGAAAAATATTGTTCAAAAATATCAGTCGCATTAGGACTTAAATCTAATATATGTGAAATAAAAAATAATCAAATCCTACCACCAGATTCATATCGGATAATAGATTTTGGAGGCGGTCAAGGAATATTTTTAAATTATATGTGTGGTAAACTTAATACAAAATTATGTTCTGTGATTGAGAAAAAACATGATGAATTTGTTTACTCACAAAAAATAATAGAATCTAATAAAAATATTAATTATACTTATTGGGATAATATTAAATTTGATATACAAGATAACGTGATTGATTGTTGTTGTGCGATTCAAGTGCTTCATCATCTGACTGATGAATTGATAGATATAGTGATTGGAGAATTTTATAGAATCCTAAAACCTAACAGTATAGTATTTTTGGTTGAACATGATGCAGTAGATAATATTAGAATCAATATAGATTCTGACCATCATTTATATTATATTCTGAATGACCAAATTAGAATGATTAGAGATAAAAAACTCATATCTGTATCAGATTGTGTGAATGATTTTAAAAAGTATACAAAAAATCAATATATTAATTATAAGACTGAAGTAGAGTGGACGGAGTTATTTGTAAAACATAAATTTAAAGTAGATACATTAAGTCTGAACAAAATTCCATATAATGGTAAATATTATTCAATATATAGAAAATAATTTCAATTCAAATTATATGGATTGGACTGATTGGGAAACCAATAAAATATTAAATGATAAATTATCAGATAATCAGGATGATTTTAAAATAATTATGGAAACAGAAAATAATATATTTAATTTAATTGAAAATGATGTTATTAATTCAATAAATAATATTAATAATAAAATATTATATTTCATTACAGGTAATGTGATATATACATCAAATAATATTAAGGAATATTTAAAATTTAAACTTAATATAAATCCAGATACTACATTTGATAATATTTTGAATAATCTTACAATAATTCCAATAATCAATAATATTTATAATATATATGAATATTATGATTTAATTACAAAAAATATTAAAAAATCTGATAAAATATTAATATATTATGATAATGATAATAAGTTAAAAAGATCATTAAAAAATTTTAATTATAATAATTACGATGATTATAATAATAATATTTCTTCTAATAATTATGATATATGGTATTGTTCAAACCTTGATAACTATAAACAAAATTCTTGTGACTGGTATATGTACAAAATACCATGGTATATCAATCAATTAATATATATTTCTAAATTTTGCAAAGAGGGTGCAACATGTATATTCACATTTGATTTTAGATTTTTAAATATTATGATTTACAAACAACTCATAGGATTATTTGCTTGTTTTATGAAACTCAAAATATATAATGATAGATTAATGATATTTAAAAAACTTATTCTAATTGGAGAAGAATTAGATTTAAATAAGTTATCAAAATGGTGTAAAACTAAAAATATTCTAACTCAATATGTACCATCATTTGAAACCAAAGATAATTTTTGTATAAGTATAAAACCTGTTATTGCATCACTAAATATTAATCTAGATAGTAATCTAGATAGTAATATAAAAGATGTATATGATAAATATATTGAATATAACAATAAGAGACTAAAAATACTATTTGCAGATAGTTTAAAATATAATAATTTTAGTGATAATATTATTAATGTAATAAATCAAACAACAAAAAATATTATCAATTATCTTAAACAATATCCTTTTGAAATAAACTCATATTATACCAATAAGTCAAATATATGTTGTTTGAAATCTATTGATTTTAATAAATTATATTTTGATAACAAGAGTCAAACCCAATTAGAACAGTTACAAATATCAAATCAACAATTATATAATATTATGAAGCCAAAATCTATCATAAAAGTTGCTAAAATAATCAGAAAACAATGTAAGAAAAAAAGTATCATAGATATGACTGCTTATTCGGGATTATTCGGATTATCATTTTGTAAAAAATTTAAAAATGTTATTTGTATAAATATAGATTATGAGAATTATAAAATATTAAATTCAAATATCAATATATGCGGTGCTGATAATATAAAATCCATTCATCAAAATAGTATCAAATATCTGTTTGAAAATAAAAAAAAATATAAATTACTATTTTTTGATTTAACAAAAAATAATGTTATTGAAAAAGATAGTCAAATAATAAAATATGATGATCAGACAGTTGATCAAGTTATTAGTATACTATTAGATAATTGTGAAAATATAAATATATTTATATTAGTTGCTAATAAAAAATCAGTTCAGACAAAATACAAAGAATTTAAAATAAATAAATTTTATTTATTATACTTTACAAATACTAAGTTATAACTAATCTATCAATAAATTGCTGATTAATTTGTAATTTTAAATCTTTCGAATTATAATCATCTTCTGGATAATTTATCAAATTAAGTTGATTGTCTGTCATTACTAAATTATTTTCTGGTTTTTTTCTAAAAACTCTTACTCTTCTAAATTTTTCTTTGAATATATCATATAATGTTTTTTCTGGCATAATAGGAGTTTTTATCTTATTACCATATACATCTAATCTGCTTAATATTGTTGGTATAAACATTAAATGTTCGGCTGGAGATATCAAAAAAATATCTGGAATATCTTTTGATTGAAATATTGATACATTATATATTTGTGATAAAGTATATAACTCTCTATGTGTAACTGTCATATATTCTGTAATACTAGGTAGTGTAATAATACGCCCTTTGTGTGAATAAATAATACATTTAGATTTTTTTGTATCATAAAATATAAAAAAAGATTTATAATAATATTGTTTGTTACGAACTGAAATTATATGTTTTATTTTGATTAGACCTATTAGTTCTAAATTTTCTATATTATCTGAATATTTTATATCATCTCCATATTTTTCTGGCATATATTTATCCTTAATAACAAATATTCCACTAAATAATTTCATACTATTAACCATACAAAAATTTGTAACTAAATTAATTTCAGGATACCATCTTATCTGTTTATTTATTTTTGTTATAGTCATATCATCTATTTTCCATTTATATGATAAATAAAATCCAGCATTCTTCATATCAGTAGCTTTTCCATAAACAAATGGTTGGTATGATGTATCAATTTTCTCTCTTAGTGCCTTATCTGTATTTATATACATAAATTTATCAACAACATATATTATATTCAGTTGATTTGATAATTTATATAGTAGGTCTTTTGGGTCATTATCAAATGGTATATGAGTAAGTAAATGAATTTGTGTTTTTATAAAACTAAGTATATTATCTATTTGAGCTAAATATTCTTTGAATATTATATCTGTACCATCATAATATTCTTGTAAAGTTATTTCTGGTTTTGTTATTACATAATTGTAAAAAATATTATGTGTAGCTGCATTTGATTCACGAGCATATTTATCTTTGTTAATAATATATACCATACACCATTTTACAATTAAAAAATCATTTTTATATCTATTTATTTGCTTATCTGATAAATATTTTACAATCTCATATGATATTAAATTTAGATTTATTTTATATTCTTTAATAATATTTTCTAATCTTGCAAGATTGTGATTACTCATTGATTCAATATCATTTATAATAATATGTTGTTTGATAAAATTAATTATAGTTTCTTTTAATTTTCTATCTTGTTCTATATCTTCTTTTGATTCTGTATCTCTTTTAAGACTATTAATCGTATCTGTTATTCTCTTAATTATTTGTTCGTATGTTTCAAATAATTGTATGATATTTTGAATATTATCTTCTAATACTCTTATAGTTCTATAGTAATAATATATATTTATGTTAACAAAAATATCTAAAATACACGGAAATATCATATTTATATATTTACCTATACCAAATTGAAAATTATCACATATTTTCATATAATTATTATCATATTCATATATTAGTTGATGATTTTTTGAATCATGTAATTCATATGTAAGGTCAATCTTTTGTATTTTATTATTATAGAACAAAACATTATGACAATCTATCAAGTATTGTTCAAATATATTTAGCCAGCTTTGATTTCTGATTCCTATAGATACAATTCTTTTATATTCTGATAGATGATAAGTGAATATATTGATTAAAACTTTTTTAACAGTATTTGGATCATATAAATTTATATCAGTTTCATTAGAAATATTACTCAAATAACTATTATATTCTAAATCTCTTATAGATTTTTCATCATCAGTATTGAATAATTTTGTATATTCTTCAAATATTGTATTTATATTTATTTCAACTGTTAATTTTTGATTAGTATCACATTTTTTTAATAAATAAGATGATAATGCTCTATACGAACCATCATATTTATCAATAACTATTTTTCCATCATCTGTATATGTAGTATCTGAACATCCATAAACTACTTTATCTTTATGAATATTATAATTTTTAAACAAATTAATAGAAATATAATCATTTAATTTTTGCAGATCAGGTATTTCTAACAAACTATTAACAAATTTTTTATAAAAATTATTTGTTTTTCTATTTGTAGATTTAGGAGTAAATAACAAATATTCAATTTTTTGTGATTCAGTCATTCCACCTTTTTTCAACATATAATATAATTCTTCTTTGTTGGATGTTTGGTAATATATATATAAATTTTTAATATATTCCAAATAATCTGTATCAATAGGATTCTCTACAGAGTCTAATATATTTTTTTTATATTCTTGGATTTCTGGTACTGTGTATGTGTTGTTACTTGAATTATTTGCTATAATTACATGTTCGAATAATTTTTCAATAAAACTAGTTATCAACTTTTTATATAATGTATAACTAAACTGTTGGTTTTTCAAATTATCAATCTTATAAATCAATACAGCATATGTGTTTGCATCAAATGCATTTCCATCAAATATATTCTGTTTAATAAAAATTTCAACACTTTCATCAACATATGCTAGAAAATTTTCTACAGATTCTTGTTTGAGTAATTGATTATATGTTGTAATAAATTCTTCATTTACTATTTGGAATCTATCTAGTTGATCCATACCACCACCTATTAATTTACGATATGCAGCTTTATTTATTTTATATGAGTTTTTCATATATAAAATAGTTTAATAAAAAATTTATTATGAAGCATATTTTTATAAATTTGTTTAGTTACTAAGATTACTAATATTTGTAAATAAGTTTAATACATCCAAAAATATACCAAGAGATTGAGTCGGATAATCCGCACAATCTAATTGATTGGATGAACCACATAAATCAGATATCTTATTAGCTGCTCGAATTAATTGATGAGTATCTGTTAACAAAAAACCTGAAAATAATACTACTCCAATCCAATTATATATTCTGAATCTTGTAATAAAATTACCCTTTGGATTGAAGAAGAATAAGAAATCAACAATTTCTACTACAATAAGAGCACACAATACTTTCATCATTGGAACCATCCAACCAATAGTTGTGTTGGGCGGAGTCTGATAGGCAATTAGTGATAAAACACCGCAAACTACTATCAAACTAACAAATACTTTTTTTAATTTTAAATTATATTTATTTCTCTGATATGTCAAATAACCCACCATACCTATTGAGATACAAAATACAGCTAATGCGGTATGTTTTGCTACTATTGATTTAGGAGATATTGAAAATATTGCAAATAATGAGACAAAACTTAGAAGTGCACATCCAACTATATTCCAACCACTCAAATTAATTTGATTATCATCGAGTGATAACCATACACCACCAACAATAATTATTTCTAAAAGTAT